TCATTCTTCGCCTTCCTTCGTTTCAAGTTTGTGGATCGCCGCCACGAAAGGCAGCGTGAAATTGATCATAAGCCCGTTCAAAAGACGTTCCACAGGAACGCCTAGACGAAAGGCGGCTTCCAGGTAGCCCTTCGTGAGACTTTCCGCCACAGCGAACTGTTTTCGCTCCAGCGGGATATTCTTCCCTTCCCCATCTTCAAGTACGGTCTCTCGATAGACCTTGCGCAGGCACTCCAGCCTGTTATTTGCGTCAACCATGGCAATGATTGAACAGATTTCCTTTTCAAAATCATCCATGATTCACGCCCTCAAGATTGTGACGCATTCTCATGCGTCTCATAAAGTCCTGTGGAAAAAAGGAACGGAATTTCTTCACGTCCCTTTTCCATGCATCCTCGAAAATGGCACTCCAAACCAGGAGTTCATTTCGATGGCGTAACATTTTAGCGTCGGGCTTCTCAAACTGTTCCAGCGTAACTTGAAGAAATCTTGCTCTCCAGAGAAAGCAAGCGTGCAACGCATGGAGAGCCAGTTTGTGAAGCTGACAATTCCTAAAGTCAAGGATGCTGTTCACATCCTTGGATTCTGCGAGACTGGAAAGGGCACAGTTCCTCTCCTGAACATTGACGGAACAGTTGGCGTTCGCAATGCGCAGTTCTTCCTTGAGCTGGGCCACAGTCCGCTCCAGTTCCCGCACATAACGTTCGTCTATGTTATGCTTTTTATCTTGTTCCACGAAACCTTTTCCTTATGTTCGTAAGTGAAATACTCCCTCTCGACAAGCCTCTCCCCGTCCAGATGGAAAATGGTAAAGCGAATCCTTCCCTCAAGCGCGACGTTCGTACATTCGGCGGCAACAGCCTCGATCCATCTGTAAGCCTGCTGTACTTCGTCAAAGCTGGCCTTCATCTCGCTTGCTGTTACGCCAGCGACGTTGGCGAAAGTTTCATCAAATTTTGCACGGGATTCATAGTGCATGGTCATACCTCTTTTTTATGGTTTTGATTTTTTAGTCAGAAAAAAATCCGGTGATATCGCGCACCGGAAACGCGCCTGCAATAGGTGTCGTCCAGAGTCTAGTACATCACGCGGAGGTGACGCACCTTGCCATGAACGATATCCGTTATGAGCTGCTTGGCAAGTTCTTCGCCAATGCCATAACGTTGCAAGTCCTCAAGCACCTCGCGATTTACGAGACGCTTATATTCCTGTTCATCGCTGGGGAAAAGCATGGACTCACGCGTAGCCCTGGCATCCGCCTCGCCACAATCAACGTGGGTCAACTTCTCCGCTTCGGCTGCAGCCTGCTTTGCGCGTTCTGCATCCAGCTTGGCGGCTTGCGCCTCCATCTGTGCCTTGCGAAGCTGTTCCTCGGCTTCACGCTTTTCGGCTTCCGCTTTTTCCCTTGCCGCCTTTTCAAATTCAGCCTGCTGGGCGCGCAGCTTTTCAAGTTCGGCGCGTTCGGCTTCCTGCTTTTCAGCGCTTGCCTTGATGCCCTCAACCTGGCGCCTTGCGTCCTTGATGGCGTCCATCGCTTCGGCATAGCTTTCATCCCAATAGTCCGCATCATGTTCGTGGCTGCTGATCGCCTCAAGCACCTGCTGACAGCCTGCGCTGTCACAGCCGATGGCTGTTGCCGGAAGGTTGGTAATATCCACGATTTCCGCCTGGCGCGCCTCAATCGCGCGGATCGGAGCCATGGTTTCCTCCTGCAGCATTTCCAGCGTTTCCTTGATGGTTCGACGGGTTTCGTCAACCTTCTTGGGTTTCGCCTTGAGCGCTGCAGCGACCTTCTTGCCTTCGTCCTCGATGGCGTTCTTGAGCTTCGCGAGCTTTGCGTTCAAAGCCTTGCGAGCCTTGTAGCCATTTTCGGTATGCACGTCTGCAACAAGTCCACGCGCGATCTTCTTGACCTGCTTAATCATGGGAAGGAAATTGTCCTTATCCATGAACAGGGTTTCCGGGTCCTTGCAGTCCGTCTTGATTACGAACTGCTTTCCTTCGTCCACAAGCATAACGGCATTGGGATTTTCAATTTCAATCACCTGGATTTCAACGGATTCTTCAACGTTTTCGGTAATCATCTTGGCCTCTGCATTCTTGATTGTCGCTTCCATTAGAAATTCACCTCCTGCATCATATCGTTTTCAATCTTCTTCGCTTCGCGATAGAAATCGTCCAGCTGACCTTCGTTAAGGTCCTCCAGCTTCTCGCAGTTGAATCTGCGCAGAGCCTCCTTGATTGCAGGCGGGTTCATCTTGTTGCACACGCCAATGAACTTTGTCTTGCGGTCGCCAGCCTGTTCCTGCTGTGGCGCCTGGGGAGCCGCATTCTGGAACGGTTCTTCGCCATAATATTCCGGCGGCTGATCCATCGGAACATTCTCGACAGTATCTTCAAGGTCCTGGGTGAACTCACAGCTTCCGCCTGTTGCCTTGAGAACCGCGTCAATGAGCGAACGCTTCGAGGCCATCTTCAGGACGGTGTTATAGACGTCCGCAATATCCGGATTTTCAAGTTTCTTGTCGCCCTTCTTGAAAATCATCCAGCGACCGTTTTCATCCTTCTTCGCGGTAAAGCCCTTGCCACCAAGGGTCGAGGGGTCTTTCTTGTTCCAGTATTCCTTCGGAACAGGCTTTCCGGTATTTTCAAGCTCGCTTCCACGATAACGGTACTTGCTCTCCATGGTGCTGCAGCTTCCGATTCCAGTTGCCACAAGTTCGCCACCGCTGGTGAGCGTGGTCGTGACGGTGTATTCGCGGTGACCATTACCCAGATCGTTAATGTCCGCGTGGGTTCCGCTTGCAAGACGGAACGCCATGCACAGGAGTTCTGCTCCGTTTTTCAGGAGCGTGGGCTTGTCGCCACAGCCCGGAATAGTACCGAAGTGGACCTTATCCACCATCAGTTCGCGCTTGAGCTGTCCGACCATATTTGCGCGCAGCTTGAGTTCGCTCAAGCTCATCATGAAACCTGTATCTACCAGCATTCCGCTGGTGCCCTGGCTTTGAGAAATCATTTCGTTCGACATTTTTCTATTTGCTCCTTTCGAGATTCATATTTCTGAACTCTTTCTTTTCTTCTTGAAATTCATTGACCAATCCATCAAGCTGAAACTCGCGTAAAATCATTGCAGGCAAAGTGCAAACGATGTTTGCAATAAGAACCGCTGTCCGGGACAGGTCATTGAGCTTTAATCCATTGGTGTTCTGGATTTCGTTATTCATTTGGTGTCCTTTTCAAGGTTTTTCAGACGCGCCTCCACATATCTTGTGACAGCGCCCTTCCAGTTTTCGATTAGTGTTCCTTCACGGGTTTTACCTCCTCTGCTGAGTGTTATTTCGAACCATTCCCGCGCAAGCGATTCATCCAGCGAACTTTCTGCGCAGAAATCGTACAGTTCTTCCTTTGACGGAAACTTTGGCTGTGGTTTTGGGGGCCTTGGATTTTTGATTTCGTGACCAGCCTTTTCATGGCCTGCAAGAGCGTTCGCCCTGTTCACTTCGCCCCGCAGCTTTATCCTTTCCTGGGAAATGCGAACTAGGAACGCGCCAAAGCTGGTCCCGTCTGAAACGGCATCCTCAAGAACGTCCATGGACTCCTTGATATCGGCGACGATTTGATCGTCCGTCATTTTACGGAAATGCTTTATGAAGTCACTGAATGAAACCTTAGCCCAGAACGGATTCGCCATTTTCATAGGCCCTTAAAATCAAAGCGGAAGCGATCATACCTTGAGTGGTTGGCACTCCCTTGTCCCTGTTTCGCTTGGAAAGTTCCATCAGCGCCTGCTTGGCCTGTTCGGTAATGCCGACCTGCCAAACTTTTTGCTTTATATTCAAACTATTTTGCATATTATCCAACTAATTTTGCTTTCTTTACAAGATTTATTCACTTCTATGCAAAAATTCAAGAGGAAAATTAAATTTTATCAAAAAATATTTGACTATTATGCAATTTTTGTTTAAATTTATTGCATGAACATCGAAAAATTTCTCTCCCGTACAAATCGTAACGCTAACAGCCTGGCTGCAGAGCTGGGCTTGAACGCCTCAAGCATCACCGCCTGGAAGAAAGGCAAGTCCACGCCCAGCTATGAAGTGTGCCAGCGCCTCCTGGAAACTGGCATGGATATTGACGAGTTATTTACTCCGGAGCTTTGGCAGGCGATAAAGGAGCGTCACGCACAGGAGATTCGCGGGGAGGTTGTTCTTTCTCCGGAGGAATGCGCTGCAATCGTACGGAACGGCCTGCTTGCTCTGCAGGGGAAAGATACAGATGTTCAAGTCCAGTCAAAGTGACTTTGAGACAGTCTTTGAGTTTTGGCATAATCAATCCTTTGGGTTCCTTCGGGAACCCAATTTTTTGGATAAAAACGAAAACCCCCAGCTATGCTGGGGAGTTCAAATAAAGCCTTCTGGCGGTCATGAAAAAAAATCCTTTGGCTAAATTGATGGTGCGGTCTGCCAACTGCATCACAATAAAACCAAAGGAATAGTATGAATAATAGAAATACAACCGCCCATACAACGTGGAATTGCAAATATCACATTGTGTTTGCCCCAAAATTTAGAAGGAAGGTGTTTTACGGGGAACGCAGACTTGAAATAGGGAAGATTCTGCGAAGATTGTGCGAATGGAAGGACATTGAAATTGTAGAAGCCGAGGTCTGCGTCGACCACGTACACATGCTGCTTTCGATTCCCCCGAAATACTCTCCATCATCAATCGTCGGATACCTGAAGGGCAAAAGCAGTTTGATGATCAACGAGAAGTATCCTGAACTACAGAAAAAATACCGAAGCCGGGTGTTTTGGTGTCGAGGATATTATGTGGACACGACTGGAAAGAATACGCAAAAAATCAAGTCGTATATTGAAAATCAATTGAAAGAAGATGAATACGGAGAACAGTTAGGTTTCTTCGGAAAGAAATAACCCGTTTACGGGTAGCCGGGTAAGGACCATCGCAGGTGGCAGACTGCGTACGCGTGTTAGCGCGTGCCGTAACATAGGGCTTTGCCCGTCTATGAAGAACCACCGGCTTCGCCGGTGGGTTCCTTTTTTTGTTGATTGTTTTTGCAAATTGCAGCGATTGGCTACAAAACGCAAACGCCCGTTGCAACTGGCAAAAGTTGGCAACGGGTCGCAACAAAAATTTGCAAGCCTTATATAGTAGTAGTAGTATTAGGAGAATGAGTAGTTAGTAGGAGTATGAGTATTACCATTACTCAAGAATAAACAGTAATCTTTATATAAAAAATCCTCATACTCAACTCATAGTGCCCTGCGAAGAAAAAAAATGAGATGAGGGCGATATAAATATCAAAAATTATTTTTCCGCGTCCCCTTCGCTCGCTACAGAAAAATAATTTCTGGTTTTGACATTTTGTGACAGTGGTTATCCAGATCACAGACTGTGATTTTGTCATTTAAGTGACAGGATTTTGAATTTAGTTTTGTTGTAATGGGCTGTAGGCAACGCTGCAGACGTTTTTTTGGTAAAGCCAAGCAAATGCTCACCTGGAGAATTAGAAACGCGTACAGCGCGTAAAAAGCCCAAGAAACCAATTTTAGCGACTTGTTGCAAATCGCAGACATTCGCAAACGTATAACTTTTAATATCTTTACCCACGAATATGGAAGCCTTTGAACTGACCTTTGACATAAACGAGCCGCCCTTCAAGGCGGATTCGATTTCCGCGATGGAGTACTCCATCCTTGGCTTTTGCAAAGCCAAGGATTCCTCTCCTACCCTTGAGAAAGTCTCCGAAACCCAAATCAAGGTCTATGTGGATGAAAAACAGTCTGAAAAGGCTGTACGTCATTTCGAGAAGGCAGCTGAATGTTGTGAACAGGGTCGATTTGAAACAGCCCGTAGTTCACTTCAAAAGGCAATAAAGGCATGGCCCTTCTATTCGGATGCCTACAGACTTTGTGCACAGTCCCTTTTCAACCAGGAGCAGCTGGATAAGGCTGTGGACGCAAACCTGGATGCACTTCGCTTCGATCCGAAGAATCTCTGGGCGCTGATCCTTATGGGGAACATCTTCGCGGCAAAGGATAAGCCCGAAGTTGCAGACACCTATTACAGCAAGGTTCTTGAGTTCCATCCGGAAAATGCACTTGCATTGAACAACCTGGGCGGAATTTACTGCAAGCGCAAGGATTACGCGCGCGGTGCGGAGTTCTTTGAAAAAGCTCTTGCCATTGAAGGCGGGTACATCAGCGCCTATTACGGCCTTGCGCTTGCACGCTACAACCAGGGCAAATATACAGAATGTTTCGACCAATGCCTCAAGGGGCTAAAACTGGGCAACGAACGCCCGGAAGATGCGCCAGTGCGTCCCCACTTGGCACAGCTCGCCGCAGATGCCGCAGAAATCCTTGAACAGGATAACGACCTGCTGGAGGAAGTTAAGCGGATCGCAAAGGAAATCGAGCAAAAGTACAACACCACAATCAAGTTCGTAGAGGATGGTTCCCTAAAGGTCCTTGCTCACATGGAGTTTGCAGACCATCATCACAGGGACTATCATGTAGTGAGATACCGCGAGGGCGCCCATTACGCCCACTTGACTCTCCATGAACTTATGCACCTCGTCATGATGCAGGAAGCGAAAGCCGAAGGAAAGCTGGAAACAATCGGATTTGCACAGGATAACTTTGACCTGTTCCTGGAACGTCATGAAAAAGTGTTGGATCGCCTTCGCGACGAAACAGACGCGCAGACTGCGGACGGTCTTGCAAAACAGCTGTTCAACGGAATCTCCATCCAGATGATGAGCGTCCCGCTGGACCTGTTTGTAGAAACAAAGATTTTCAATGATTACCCCAAGTTCCACGCGGCTCAATTTGCCTCCCTGTGGTCTATGGAACAAAACAACTTAAAGTCCGTAGAATCCGCTGCAAACGTCCCCTACTTCCCGCAGGAAACGAAGGACGTAAACAAGTTGCTGAACATGGTTCAATCCTTGTTCATGCAGAAGAATTTTGGTGCAGGCAACTTCGAAAGCTACCAGGCCTCCAGTTTTGCAAGGCAGAAGGCTCTCGATATGTACAGCCGTTTTGAGGAAATGCTTTCTTCGTTCAGCGCTGGTGACGAATACACCCTGTTCAAGGAATTTGCAAGACAGGAAAATATCCTTGAATACTTCCGCATAACAGAACAGACTGGCAAGCCACAGGAAAACGGTTTCAAGACAAAAGTCGAGCAGAATCAGGAAGCATTTGAAAAGACTCACGAAAAAGACGATCCCATCGTAAATGCGATGATGAGTGAGTATATGCTTGGCGCGATGCTTGCGTTTGACGAAATGACGCCGGAAGAAATATCCGCTGTCGCTCGCGATTGCGCCTTCAAAGGCATGAACGGAATCCAGCCCGGAACAGATGCAAAATACACGCTGAACGCCTTCCCAGGCAAACAGTTTACAGGATATGAGTTCTTAGCCTATTTCTACGTGAGCTGGGCTATTGCAGAGCCGGATCAAGTTTTGGAACTGGGCCTCCCCTTCCATAAGGCCTACGCACTTGCAAAATAGATGTACGAAAAAAAAGACGGATAAAAATATTTCGACGATTAACGTACTCTGTTATATTTGACAATACCTAAAATACTAGATTGGGAAATGAAATCTACAGCATTTTTCAAAGATTCATTTTCTTATGACAAAATAGAAATGAGCGCATTTGAAATCGCAACAACATCTTCTTCTGTATTATCGCGTCCAAGAGAAATTCTTATAGTTCCTCTTGCATAAACATCTGGTAAACCAATAGAACGCAACACATGGGAAACCTGGGTATTTTCACTATCGCATGCGGACCCAGTTGACACACAAATATGAGCAAAATCAAGGCGATGGAGCAAAGCTTCCCCATCCTGATCCTTAAAGGATAAGCTGATGTTTCCGGGAATATGGTTTTCTGCACCGTTTCTAATATAACATATCCCTTTATCTCTCAGCATCTGGAGCAATTTTTTTTCTAGAGATAAAAGTTTTCTTGAATTATATTCAATTTCCAAACAATTTTTCCTGAGTGCAGCAGCCATACCAACAATAGAGGCTACATTTTCTGTTCCTGCACGAAGGCCAAACTCTTGAGCACCACCATTTATCAATGCAGGCAATTTAGAAGGCTCTTTCGCATAAAGAAAGCCTATTCCTTTGGGACCATTAAATTTATGCGCCGATGCGGATAAAAAATCTACATCCAGTTCTTTGACATCAATTTTAAGATGCCCTACAGCCTGGACTGCGTCAGTGTGAAACAGAGCTCCGGAATCATGAGCCATACGGCACAACTTTTTAATCGGCTGAATAGAACCGATTTCATTGTTTGCAAACATTATAGACGCTAAACTGATTCCTTCAAAAGAATCTACAACAACAATTCCCTTTGAATCAACAGGAAAATAGTCTACCTTATATCCTGCAGTTTCTAACCATTTGCATGGATTGAGAATTGCATGATGCTCGATACAGCTTGTTGCTATTTTCCAATCTTTGGAATGAGCTAATGCAAGTCCTTTAGTCACCCAATTATCGCTTTCCGTTCCACAGGACGTAAACAATATGTTTTCCGGATTTGCATTTATGCAAGACGCAATATTCTCTCGAGCTTCTTTTAAGGCCTTCTTTGCAGTCCTTGAAAAGGAATAAGGCTGAGAAGCATTTGCAAACTGCCCCCTTAAAAAAGGAAGCATCGCTTCAAGGGCGTCATCATCCAATCTTGTTGTCGCTGCATTATCCGCGTAAATCATTCGGGGTTCCGTCATTTGAACAGTTTGCAACCTTCAGATTTAAATTCTTCGATTTTGTCTTTTATTTCTTCAACGGTTGTATTTAAATGACCCGCTAGACAATCAAGACAGAAAAAAGATGGAGTTTTAGTTCCAAGGAGTTTCTTGCAGATTGCAATTTCGTCCCTTTCCAACTTTTCTTTTCCACATGCAACGCATTTGTTAGACATAGTCTGTTCTCAAACCGTAAGAAGGAACATCTTTTCCCTTATATTCAGGATCGAGGAATCCCAGCTGGTTTCTAATGATTTGGCGCATCCTTCTTGCAGGACGCAAACAATAATCCTGGAAGTCTCTCAGGTCCACATCGTGGGCATTTCGAACATTCGGGAATAATAACTTCAAATAAGCTGTACAGATGCGTTTTACAGCTTCAGTATCTCGAGTATCAGCTTTTTCAGGAACTTCAATCAATGAATCAACAATATGTCTGTAACTTCCATCATCACGAAGCATGTGCAAGATTGTACAGAAGTATTCTGAATTTAATGCCCATTCTGAAATCTTCAAATCATCATGCATACGGGGAATATCCCACCCCTTAATAAACCCATGAAATCTATCGATTAAAGCACTTTCATGGAATACTTCGGGAAGTTCGAAAAGCATGTTCTTGCATTCATCCATTGAATCTTGAGAAATGTTTCCCAGGAGAATGATACCAGAATCAGCTACGCCCTTATAAGTTCCGACGGTAAATTCACCCGCCTCCATGTATCCTTTCATTGCAGCGCGCATTTCATCAACATTTCCGAAGTCAATGGTCTGAACTTCATCAAGAGCGACAAAATCATTGTTACAAACCAAACCTTCTGCACGCTTGCTTATGTCATAAAACATTTTTGCGCGAGTCATTGTTCCGCCAGACGAAAGCCAGCAGAATTTGCTGACTCGACCGAATAAATAAGATTTTCCGGTTCCTTTCGGTGCCAACTCAATTAAATTCAACCTTTTTTCAATAAAAGGAAGCAATCTTGTGAGCATAGTTAGCTTTTCTACACGAGAAGAGTAACCAGCTGCATTATAGTCAATGGCGCCAAGCAAAACATCCAACCATTCTTCAGTCGAGAATTCCTTGCGAACATCCTTGTAAAATTCAAGATCAATTTCATAAGGGCAGAAATTCGTAAAACTAACAAGCTTTATCTTTCCATGCTGATGCAAAGTTTCATCTGGATATCGATACCCCAACTCTACAATGCCCCACTGTTCTTTTGCTTTCTTTAACTCTTCCTTACAATCTTCCCAAACATTTGCGTCAATGATGGTCTCCTTATTCATCAGTCCAAAATCAGGAAGTGCGAAAGATTTTTCTCCAGTTTTGATATCAATATCAACTGAAATTTTAGCAAGAATCTTAACGTGCTCGCCATCGGTTATAATACGATCTTTGATGCCAATCCACTCTTCCTTACGAGGGTAGTATTTGCGAATGAACTCACCGATTTCTTCAGTATCAAATTCACCGTTTTCATCTTCAAACTTTTTTAACATCCAATCACGTAAAAAAGAAGGCAAACTTAAAGCTGCAAAAAAATTGCTTTTTCTAAGGTCCTTAAAAACGACCATTTCGTCAAAACATTCTCTTAATTTTTCTGACATAAGTACCTCTAAAGTCCCATATTCCTTTCAGAACCTTGCTTCTTTTTCAATGTAAATTTCACACCGGAGTAAATCAAATTTTTCCCTTCATAAACTTTTATGCTATAATCGCCTGCTTTGATTGATTTGGGGACTTCAAACTTGAACGTTTTTCCAGAATTTTCTAAAGCATTGAGCATTTTACCATCAATTTCAATAGAAACATTTTTCAAAATTGTATTAGAACCGATTTCAAAATAGGCCTTTATTCCAAAGCCTGCAGTGATGTTCTTTTCAACAGCCCAAACTTCAATGTCATCACGTTTTAAAGTGATTTCAATAATAGGAGCTCCAACTTCCTCAAGAGTTGCGCCTCCATGAATTTCTACGCTAGGCTTTCTCCCGCCTTTAAGGCGTCGATACCCAGCAACTACACAGAACTTTGAACCATCATCCAACTCTGCGACAGTTGTTTCTTCTAAGCTGGCAGACTTATCGGAGTATTCGCAAACTCGCCCGCCATGACTTATCACAGAATCAACTTCCAACTCGTAATCCTGTTCGTATAGAACGGCAAGCCTAGATGCGCCATGGTCTGCAATTAGGAAGCTCTTTGATATTTTTCCGGAATTCAGTTCTCTTTTAACAGAAAGGATTGTTTCGTCTAAAATTTCCAGCTCAGAAATCAAATGCAAAGGTAACTTTGTTTTTTCATAGTTGAAATTTTGCTTTCCTTCGTGCTTAATTTCATCTATGTCTTTAACATCTTTTATTTTAACGTTTTTGGACGTAAAATAGTCAACAAAGTCTTTGTTGAACCTGGTCAAAGACGGTAATTCCGATCGACAAACCACTGCGTTCATGAACAAACCATTTTGTTCACACTTCTTGTGGATATATCCAAGAAATTCCACGCCCATTGCATCCATGAAATACACCGATACATTTTCAGGATCAAGTTTTTCAAGATACGAGGAACGGGGTTGCCATAGTTTGAAGAAAGAACGATTTTTTGCTTCTTCATGAACCAAATTGATAAAGTCACCATTCAAATGATTAAGCAATTTCTGCAACTTGTACTGGTTGAAATAACTGTTTGTAAAATCATTCGACAAATCATATTCAGAGAGATACCAAACCAGTTCTGGATATACATGTTCAAGAATGCGTTTCAGTTCATTCAAATCCAATGATGAACCATATAAATCCAAGTATTCAATTACCTTCTCTCGTTCAATCTTTGATAACGAAGAAAGATAAGGAAGCATGGCTTCTTTTTTTGTTTCAACTATTGCAACATAAGAAGCGATTTCAGAAGACTTGGTTTCTTCAACATTCCTTAGTAATGCCAATCTAGATTCGTAAAAGATCCAATAATCACTCTCACTTGGGTCTTTTTCAAGAGGACTTCTAACGACAGCTTTAACAAGGTCACAGTCGAAATCAATATCGTCAACAACGCTATTCAAACAGATGTTTTGGGAACCGAACAATTTCAGACCGATGAAATAGAGCCACTTGAAATTTTCGTCCCAGCTGCAATACTTTGAAAATTCACTATTTAAAGATTTGCTATTTCCAAATTCCTGATCAAAAATCTGAATCCAACTTCCGCGCACTGACATTAAGTCAAGTGCGAAATTCCATTGTTCTGAAGAACCCACAATCTTTGAAAGTTTATATGTCAAGGAATCCTTACTGCAAAGGACGTCGTACGCATCGTTGATTTCCTCTATTGGAATTAGAGATTCCGGAAAATCTATTTTGCGTTTTTCAGTAAGGATATAATTCGTTCCTGAGCTATTCGACGCGTAAACATCCCCAATAGAGTTAATGCCATGATAAGGATGTGCTCCTTCACTAAGGAAAAATTCCTTCCGAACAAGAATTATTTTTTGATGATCTTCGGAAATTCCATCAACCAAAAGGATTTGTCTTTCCTTTTGTCTTGGGTCAAGAATCTGGTAGTAATCGCTACAGTGCAAAGTGACAATAATCTTTTTTTGATTTCCTACATTTTGCTGCAATAGTGTAGATATACATTCCTGAATGCGGTTGGCGCCTTCAAGCATCAAAAAACCGGATAGTCCGCATAAAATTTGGTAATCATCAATGCAAAAGCCAGAAAGTAGATCATCAAAACGAAGTGTTTGATCTTCAAAACAATATTTTGACGCATTCTTTCGCGGTCCATGAACTTCGTTGAGAAACTCATTCATCGCATCCACATTTTGGAAATCAATCCAAATAGGGAATGTTTTATCAGAGCAAAGGTACGATTTAGCCTTTTTTATGCAGACGTCCAGCTTCATGAGTTATCCTTTGATAATTTCCATACCAACTTTCATATTGCCCTTAATAAGATCTTTCAAGTATTCCTTAACCTTTTCGGTATCCATACTTTCAATTTTTTCAAGGGCCTTTTGGTATCCATTCTGATTGTAATTGCGTTCCGCTAGGTATTTAACCTTTGCATCAACTTCCGGTAAACCATACCAATCATAGGGTTCTGCAGAAAGCTCTCCCTTTAGGGATGTTTTGACAGTCTCGATTTTAGACAATAAAACAGAATAATCCTTGAGAATAATCCTTTGGAAAGCTTCATTGCGTGAGTTTTCGTTCTTTAAATTATCAAAGAATTCTGCAGAATTTAAATAATCAAGAGCTTCATTGACACTATGCTCGTCGGAACTCTTTCGGTTAATGCAATCAAAAACGCGACGGGCAAGGACGACTTCATTTTCTGGAACCATCGCCAAGATCGGCATGGAGTTCTTATTAGACCATTCCTTTGGCGAAGTTGTACCAGTTTTATCTTTCCAAAGCTTTTTCAATTTTTCAGCACCCATCGAGCGCTTGAAATCATCAATTAGACGCCCGATTTCATTCATGAATTCAGGTTTGTCTTTTGTAAAAGCATTTACAGAGATCTTGTCATAGATTGTTTGAACACTATCATCGCCAAATCCGTTTAGGTAGTCTTTGCAAACAGACCTAAAAATGGAAATTTGGTTGTTATAGAACTCAAAGAAAGCGGAGCCTTCTGCACATACAGCATCATAAAACTTTTGTTTTTGACTTTCTTGCAACGAAAGTGTGCGTTTTACTTCCAATAAAGCTTCGAGAATGTGAGATATGTGGGTTAATTCATTTTTAGCAGCAGCATATGAAACCTTAATACGGTCGCAGCGACTTCTCCAATCATTCAAACAATCTCGGAGAGAACTCGTTTTACTCATCAGTTTATTGGATTCTTCCACAATCTGATATTCAAGAATTGTTTCGTTAATCTTCCTAATAGAAGTTTCTTCATTCCACAACCAGTTAGAAGATTCTGCGCTTAGTTTTTCTTTGATGGAAGAAATGTATTCAAAAGCGCTATCACCGATGCTTTCGGCCAATGCAGGTAACTTACCATTTTCGTAGCCTTGCAAATAAACCTTCATCGCTTCAATACTATTTTCCTTGGTCAGAAGATTTTTCAAATCCTCGGCAAGTCCAGGATTTTTTAAAGACTCACTACCAATGAAATGAGCATACGTTGATTCGGCACCCTCTTGTCCCAAATTATTGCTGTTTGCGATTCCGGTATAATTGGTAATAACCTTTTCAACGAGCGCAGCGTCGGACTTTACTCGATCTGCAGTTATAAGAGACTTGAAAACCCATGCAGGGAACGCAAATTCTTTCATTTTCATTCGAATCTTATCTCGAGCAGATTCAATAGAAACTAAAGAACTTTTAGGAACATTGAATGCAGTTGCAGTAATGTCAAAGAAAGCCTTCATTTCTTTAGACATCGTTACAATGTATTTGGGCTTATAATGATTATTCGGAACTTGAACGTTCTTCAAATATTCTGATACAGCTTCTTTTAATTTTGTGATTGTTAAAGATTCACTTACTGTTCCATCACTATAACTAAACTTGTCTACATATTCCTTTAAAACAAAGCCAAGCATGAATGCGGATAAATTACAAGGAATGAAACCAAACGGCTTCCCCGACAGCATATCGAAAATATCGCCAACAGCGATCTTCCCCTCTGCCTTGAATCGTTCAGCAATCAATTTGTCAACTGCAATTTTTATTTTAGATATAGTCAAATAGGGACTCTTTTCCCAATATTCGGAAACCTGCCATGCCCCGGAAAGCTGATTTTCGATTTTTGTGGCCTCGCTTGAAGAACGGAACGCATTTACTATTTCCTGTTTTGCACCGAGTTCAACACCCATCGGCATGGATGCAGACTTCCACATATAATCTGTAACGTTGAAAGAGGCTTCCAGGGAATCGGGATATTCTTGCTTGTTGATTCCCTTCAACTTGCTATGCAAATCATCTAACTTGCTGACACGTTCTCCGCCCTGGTCATTTTTTGTGTAAACGAGAAATTCGCCAGATGTTATGCGGGATCTCCATTTCTGGAGAATTTCCATTACAGACTTACTGTACTGATTTGCTTGGTTATTGTCTTTTCCTGTGAAATACTTAACATTTGCCTTAGCTTCGACATATTGCTTCCACCCATCAGCGCCCAAAGGTGTTACAGAAGAGTCTACAAAAACAATATTGTTTAATGCCGGATCAGCAGCAAAGGTTTTCAGTTTCTTAGAAAGAACGGCCTGTTCGTTGTCATTTTTTGCAAAAGTAAAAATGACTGAGATCTTATTTCCGTTTTCTCGACCACGAACCTTTTGCTTTATCGCTTCGATATTGTCACAGGTTGCGATATCAACATTGTAACGCAGCTGGATATCTCCAGGCAAGCTAAGCATCGAGCTATCAAACGAACCTTCAGCAAGTAACGCCTGTGTTGTTGTTTTGGAAGCTTCTTCCAAATATCTCTTCATTTCATCAGGATCAACACCACCTCCCATGAGGGCTGAATAAATATACTTGTTTCCGCCAGCATTTTTCTTGAATAAAATTTGATCCTTGTCAAGCTGATTCAATGTTGCTTCTACAGAAGATATTTCATTATCTCCCTTAAAGGCATTTTGAATATTTTCCGCTGTAGGAATAAGAATATCTACGCTATTGCCAGTACGTTCAGAGATCGCCTGCAAAAGGAGAGCTGTTTTTAAAATACGCTGTTCTCGTCCATTAAGCCTCTTATTTTCTGCATGATTAAAACAATCCAGAATCATGCGAACATCGTGACTTAAGCCATCCTTTCCTTTCTCATAGAAGAAATCCCAAAGCATATCAATGGTCAAAAGGTTTATATCATCTGTTGGACCATAATTTTTGATAAACCATTGGAAACCTTTCATATCCTCATCGTCGGAGCCATCCTTAATGAATTTAAACATGCTTCGTTGATTTGATTCGAATGCGGCAGAGATAAATTTCAGCAAAATAGCAGAATACGGATGAATCGGCAGAACCTTGACCATGTCGTTTTCATCCAGATGCATTTTCTTGACCAAAGCCATTCTTGGCTCGCGAGTATCATCAGCAACGGCTTCAATGCTCTCTTCAAATTCTTTACGAAGAGTTGGATCGTCCTTCTTTTCTAGAGCCTGGCCGATAAGTTTAATAGCCATATTTTCAGGCAATTCAATATTACATGTTGGCGAAACGAATCTTCCAAGAATTTTCTTTTTGTCACTATCGGAATCGCTAAATAGACCTTCACTCTTATGCGTGACAATGATCAAATAGAACGGAATTGAAGCGCTCAATTCTGCAAGTTCCTGGAACCCAGTAAGGTTGTGTAAATTATTCTGGAAAAATTCGGTAAATTCATCCCAAATGAACACCAAAGCTTTCAAATCATTTTTTTCGATGATTTCACGAATCCAAGCACCAAGCCTTTTCGTGTCCAAGTCTAGGAATTTGAGCTGTCTTTTCTCAGCAACCTGGAACAGTTTGTCCATCAATTCCATCAAGGCATCACCTTCAAGGGTGGCAAGCTTCTTTATAACGGATTCTACATCGTCGCCGCCGAAGCGAGTTTTTTCTTGTTCAAGAATATTATTCAGATAAGATTTGTTTGCCGAATCTTCTAGCCATTGCAGCAAACCTTCCTTTAATGCATTTGATTCTTTATTTTCTATACACGCATCTTTCATTGCGTGTTCAATACTTTCTTGAACAGCAAATGCAAGGGCGGCATCACCCTTAATCTTGGAAGAACCATAGCGGTGAACAGTTAAAATCTTGCCACCATTTTTTGCATTTTGAAACTTATTCAAAAAGTCATTTTCTAATTGGAATTTTTCAAAATACTCTTTGACTTCGTTTTCATTTGCATCAAGTAATTTTTTGAGAGTCAAAACGGCATGGGATTTACCTGTACCATAAGCACCTTCGACCCAAAGAGAAAGTTTATTTTTTCTAGTAAGGATTTTTTCAACGTCTCGTAGCAAATTCTGGAATGTTTCATGCGGGTAAAAGCTTTTCCACATGTCAGGATTTTGTTTGATGACGTTTTGATCAACTACCGGAAAATAGTCAGGGTTGATATCGAAATACGCTGCATACTTGTCGCCAAAAGCCATTGTAAACTCCTTAGATCAAATCCAAAACATCGGAAGATTTTTTGTCTTTACGCAAATTGATATTGTCTAGATCGAGCGTGAAGCTGACAGAAATAAAATCAGGATAATTTGCAGACAAACCTGTCAAAATCTTTTTCATTTGGTCTGCGTCTAAACCGAATATCTCTGTTGGAGATACGCCTGCACTATCAATATCATGATTTAAAAGTCTTGACAATGTAAACTGGTAATAGTCTCCACAAGCTTCAGCGAACTTATAAAGAGAATAAAGAATAACCACAGGATTTGGATTATCCCAGGAAGTTCTTGTTAACGATTTGAAGAATATCTTTTCATTTTTCATTTCGTAATCACAATTTCCCAATCCAATTTCCTTACCAATCGGCGTTGTTATTAAAATATTTTTTAGGCCATCAACAACATTTCTTTTGCCAGCTCCTTTTACATCATTAGGCATAACATCGTTAAGCAAAAGTTCCATTTGCTTCGGCTCAATAGTTTCGTTAATTTTTACTGTTTTGATTAGCCAATTGAAATCAGGAGCATACGCCAAATTGCAAACAATCAGTGCCCAAAGAGAAGTATCTTCGGTTGAATTGAATGAAAGAATTTTATTTCCAAAAGCGGTCATGTCGAGTTTTTCATAGGAATCGCCGCCAAGTTTCTTGTTTTGGAAAACGATGTCAGCATCCTTTAAGAAATTTGCAAAGGCTTGTTTTTTCTTGTTATGAACTTTTCCATTGCCATCGCTATGCCAGAATTCTGCAGTTCCCTTATACTGATGGAATATCCTCAGCCATTCACCTTGAATTCCGAACGTGAAATATCTTCCAAGACCTTTTTTCATTTTTGACTCCGTTCCTATTCTGTTTCTTATTGAATTATAGCGCACGCAATGTTCATGAACTTCGTGGCATTTATGACAATGTTTACAGTCATCTTTTATTTTCAATCCTTCAGACATGTCAATACAGCCAAAAGAGCATTCTGCTTCGCATACACCGCAATAAACACAATAAAGACTTTTTATAATAACGCTTTTGAACAGTGACCAAAATTCCATATCATCGCGAGATCTTTCGCAATTCGGAAAAGTCAAGACACTGTTTCCTTCGACAGTTTCAAACTTGATTGTATATTCTTTTTTCTTAAATTCCAATTGGTATTCATTACTCGAAATTTCGACTAACAAGCCTATTGTTTTGCACCATTCCTTCCAAACCGGATTTAACGAGCCCTCTATGTTGATAGATAGAGCATCTTTATTGTCGACAAAAATATGTTTGTCGAATCCAAAATTTAATTCTCGTCCTGATTTTCTTGACTTCCAATTTTCATCTTCAATGAATTTTTTCATTTCACTGTTAGTGAAATGCTTCCCACTAGTCGATGAAATTCTTTCTACAAAAGAATCAACTTCTTCAGGATAGCAGCTCGCCTTGAAAAACTCGTGTTTTCCGGACGACATAGGACACACCAAGCAGCCCGCCCTTGAATTTCCACGCTTATAACTTTCACCTAAGATAAGATGATTTTGATAAATATACGTGAAAAGTTCAACAGAATTCCAATCAAGAATTGCGTGGCAGCTGTATTGTCCGTTATGTTTTTCTCCTAAACTTACAGAATCGTACTCGCTACGGCTAGCACTTTCGTCTCCGCGAATTCCTGTAAAAGCCATTCCAGTAAACTTTTCATTTTTTGAGGCTTTTTTTAAGAGCCTTATCTGGGGTGTTGTTTTATGTACTGTGCAGCACCATCTGTTTGTTACAGCGGGGGGGCCAAATTTTGACCAGGTAAAATCCGGTTCATAGTCTGAGCGAGCCCTAAGGAATTCAACATCCATGTCTTTGCAAAGAAGCTCGATTTTATCAACGGTCTTATATGTGTCCGGAAACTCCATGCGAGTATCTCCAAACAAGACTTTGAATTCATTATGAGGCAATGCTCTTTGAACAAGGTCTAATGCAACGACACTGTCTTTTCCACCACTAAAGGCAACGTAGAAAACATCGATTTTTTTGAGGCATCATCAACATGTGTGGAAGCATTTAGGCAGCCTTGCTAGATGATTCTCTCGATTCCGATTCCCATTCGTAGGCTATCTTTACATCTACATAGGAACAGCTCAACATTATCAGCGACAGCATGTTGTTCATATTCCTGAAGCCATAGGCAGTCCGTATCAGTAGCTTTATCTTGTTGTTCGTCGCCTCGATCCTTGCGTTTGACACGCCTAGCCTGATTGTGTTGAGGATTCCGTCGTAGTTGCGCTTGATCTTTGCGTACAGATCCTTTACTGGGCCGATGCGTGAGTGACTTGCCCGCCACAGCCACCTGTCCAGATTTTCCCTGGCATCGGCATAGCCCATCTTCAGGATGATGCGCAGCTCCTCCTTGAGCTGGTATGCCCTGTAGAGACGCGGATAGCGGCTGGCTATGAGCTCTATTTTTCTCTGCTGGCTTTCGTTAAGGTTTTCCGGAGCCTTGCCCAGAGCGTACCTGGAGTTCTTTATCCCCTCCGCGGTGCGGTCCTTCGGGACGCTGTCCTTCGTGGGCCTGCCTCGGCCCCGTTTTGGATTGCAGCGTTCCTTGCGGGCCTCCCTCCAGGCTTCCACACGGACCTTGTCCAGGGCATCCGTCGCCCACTGCACGACATGGAAGCTGTCCACGCACCGTTCGGCATTGGGCAGGAACTCCTCGATGCTTGACCTTATCCACTTGGCGCCATCACAAGTCACAAGCTCCACGCCCTTGCGCTGCTCTTCGCTGAGATCCCTCATGAAGATGTCCAGCACCTCCTTCCCGTAGCCCTCGTGCACCCAGATCACGCAGCGCCTGTCGTGATCCACTACCACCGTTATGTACTTGTGCCCTTTCTTGTAGCTGGTCTCGTCGATGCCTATGCGCCTGAAGATGCAGCCTGCCTTGATAGGCCTTGTGTCCAGGCGTTCCCATACGCGGTCGGCGATTTCTCCCACGGTATTCCAGGCGATGCGTAGCTGCTTTGCGACAGCCTTTTTCGACATGCTGCATACGGCCCATGCGACCTGCTGCTCGAAGGCGTCGGTGAAGCCTGACCTGTGGCTTGCCCACGGCACCTTCACGGTTTTTACGCCGCACTTCCTGCACTTCACCCTGTAGGTGTCCATCTTGATGAAGCCCATTTTCGTGCCGAGATCGAGCGTCCGCCATATCCTCTGTTCCCGGCCGTTGTCGTAGAGTTTCCCTTTTCGCCCGCAACAGCCGCACCTGCTGGCGTTGCCCTTGGTGAGTCTTACCGTGATGGTGACCGTGGTGTCGGTTTGCTCCTGCTTGACGACAGTACAGCCGTTGACATTGAAGATGGATTTGTATAATTTTGACATGGGCTTTTTTCTTCTGTTTTTTTTTGCGATTAAATTTTAGAAAATAGCCCATTTTTTGTTTAATTTAGGCTAAAGTCAACAAAAAAGGGTGGCGAAGCCACCCACACATGTTGATGAAGAGCCATTTTTTTTCGATATTTAACAAAAGTATTGAGGCATCATCAACATGTGTGGAAGCATTTAGGCAGCCTTGCTAGATGATTCTCTCGATTCCGATTCCCATTCGTAGGCAATCTTTACATCTACATAGGAACAGCTCAACATTATCAGCGACAGCATGTTGTTCATATTCCTGAAGCCATAGGCAGTCCGTATCAGTAGCTTTATCTTGTTGTTCGTCGCCTCGATCCTTGCGTTTGACACGCCTAGCCTGATTGTGTTGAGGATTCCGTCGTAGTTGCGCTTGATCTTTGCGTACAGATCCTTTACTGAGCCGATGCGTGAGTGACTTGCCCGCCACAGCCACCTGTCCAGATTTTCCCTGGCATCGGCATAGCCCATCTTCAGGATGATGCGCAGCTCCTCCTTGAGCTGGTATGCCCTGTAGAGACGCGGATAGCGGCTGGCTATGAGCTCTATTTTTCTCTGCTGGCTTTCGTTAAGGTTTTCCGGAGCCTTGCCCAGAGCGTACCTGGAGTTCTTTATCCCCTCCGCGGTGCGGTCCTTCGGGACGCTGTCCTTCGTGGGCCTGCCTCGGCCCCGTTTTGGATTGCAGCGTTCCTTGCGGGCCTCCCTCCAGGCTTCCACACGGACCTTGTCCAGGGCATCCGTCGCCCACTGCACGACATGGAAGCTGTCCACGCACCGTTCGGCATTGGGCAGGAACTCCTCGATGCTTGACCTTATCCACTTGGCGCCATCACAAGTCACAAGCTCCACGCCCTTGCGCTGCTCTTCGCTGAGTTCCCTCATGAAGATGTCCAGCACCTCCTTCCCGTAGCCCTCGTGCACCCAGATCACGCAGCGCCTGTCGTGATCCACTACCACCGTTATGTACTTGTGCCCTTTCTTGTAGCTGGTCTCGTCGATGCCTATGCGCCTGAAGATGCAGCCTGCCTTGATAGGCCTTGTGTCCAGGCGTTCCCATACGCGGTCGGCGATTTCTCCCACGGTATTCCAGGCGATGCGTAGCTGCTTTGCGACAGCCTTTTTCGACATGCTGCATACGGCCCATGCGACCTGCTGCTCGAAGGCGTCGGTGAAGCCTGACCTGTGGCTTGCCCACGGCACCTTCACGGTTTTTACGCCGCACTTCCTGCACTTCACCCTGTAGGTGTCCATCTTGATGAAGCCCATTTTCGTGCCGAGATCGAGCGTCCGCCATATCCTCTGTTCCCGGCCGTTGTCGTAGAGTTTCCCTTTTCGCCCGCAACAGCCGCACCTGCTGGCGTTGCCCTTGGTGAGTCTTACCGTGATGGTGACCGTGGTGTCGGTTTGCTCCTGCTTGACGACAGTACAGCCGTTGACATTGAAGATGGATTTGTATAATTTTGACATGGGCTTTTTTCTTCTGTTTTTTTTTGCGATTAAATTTTAGAAAATAGCCCATTTTTTGTTTAATTTAGGCGAATGTCAACAAAAAAGGGTGGCGAAGCCACCCACACATGTTGATGAAGAGCCAAAGTATTGTAGATTTTTTTTATTGTCTCTTGAACAAGGAGATCCAATATTTCACGATTTTTTTCGACCATCTTTTCAATGTCAACAGGTTTTAACTCAACTCCTGCTGCTTCTGGTTCTTCATGAAGAATTAACTCTGGAGGAGTATATAAAGAGCCTCCCTTTATCTGAGCAACCATACGTCCAAAATAGAAATACTTGTTATGCGCAGCCCACAACAAAGGCTTAGAGTCGTCCTTAGGATAGTTCCAAAATTTATCAAAACCAAGTAAATCAAGTTCCTTATAATAAACCGGACGAGGCTCTGCACTGAATTCAAGAGGTGTTGAATTCAGTAATAAGCCTCCAGTTTCTATATCCCAAGTATACGAGTACATTTAATCAAAATCCTTTAAGTTACGTTGTGTACGAATTTGCTTTGCTCGTTCTAAAAGTTGAGCAATATTCGAACATTTTAGGCGTGACAAGTACCCTTCTGATTTCAGGTACTCTTTTGCAGAGGATTCGGTCCAGTCTTCGTGAGAAAGCGCATCGGAAAGAATCTCGTTAAAATCCATATTCACATTTTTTCGAACAATAGCCCCTGCACAAGCAGACTTTGCAAAGTTGCTGTGGACAAGCTTGTATTCTTGGCTACACCTGCACAGGAAACTTTCTAAGCAGAACGAATTCCATTTATAACCGATATCAGGGAATGCTCCTACAAAAAACTGAACTTTAGAGACCGGAATGTAATCTCTACCATCCATGAATTGAGCAATGGCGCAATCTACGGCATGAACATCTATGTAGGGCACTTCGTTTACAAAAAGTTCTTCGCTAACTCGGAATGCATTTTCATATATGACTTCGAAATAAAAACTCTGAAGCGCTAATCCTAGTGATTCGCAAAAGTCTTCAACATCTGATATAGTGAACTTTTCGTGTTCTTTGCAGAATTCAGCAATAAGTTGATCATTACTGATTTCGACATTCTTTGGACTAATAAGGTTATCCCTAAAATTAAATCGATCTTCCAGATGACATGCAATGGCGTTTCTAATGCCAATGTCAGAGAACGCCTCATTTCGTTCTGCAATATCTGGATAATTTTTCTTTACAGCATCGATAAGCATCGCACTTGTAATGAAACTACAGCCTTTTAAAGAGCTTTCCAGCCATGAGTCAATCCAATCTAGTTGATCACCGGCAATATCAAAACTATCAAGAACAAATCGAGAATGGTCTCCATTGCTCAAAATTTCTCGCGTTGTAGAACAGTTTATAAAAGCATCTCTAATCTTATTTTGAGGAATGTATGAAAGCTGTTCAAAAATCTCATTATCAGAAACAGGGCCCCGAGCTTCCTGAAGCAAACGGAGAATTTCATCTCTTGGTCTGCAATTTTTTACGTCTTCGGGAGACTTGAAAACACTTTTTCGATACAGATAGTAAGGAAATTCTTCATTTGATAGTTCTTGCAGATACGTTTGCAAAATATCAGCGTTTTGTATAGGCGTATTTCTGAAATCGTCCGCAAAATCATCAAAAATTTTAGTCAAATATAAACGTTGGATTCCAGAGTAAAAATTATCTGAAATATACTGAAGCAACCTTGATTTCAGTTCATTTTCAAGCATTGTCTCTGTAACATAAAGACGGTCTTCATGTACAAGGCCACAGTTTGCAATACCTTCAGATATTTCTTCATCACAAATATTCAGAGGAGAACCGTTTATTTCCTCATAGAACTTCTTGAAGCGCATCAACTGAATTGAATTACCCAACTTAAAGCCATTAGAAAATCGTTCTTTTAGAACTTTTTTAAACTCACTCATTAAAGGATTTTCATCCTGGATTTCAAATGAGTTGAAAATTTCTACTTGTACAGGCTGCTTCTGTTCGATATCAATATCAAAAGAATTTTTTTGAGGCAAGGACTCGTCAGAAGAATTAAGGATGACTTTAGCAGGTTTACTTGTATATTCCAGCTCACGATAATAGACTTTCACCTTATCGAACGGAATTCCGCACAAATATAGCGCAGTACGAATCTGCCCCAAGGAATCTTGCTGGCTTAGATTTCCCTCAACGTAAAATTTCTCATTTAATCGTTCGAGAGATTCACCTACAAACGGATTGTCGAAAATAACTCTACCAAGCAGATTTGCTTTCGTAAGCGCAGGGTAATCTCCACAAATTTCTCGCAGAACTTTTTTATGCAAATCATCCCAGTTAAGAACTTCCTTCTTCTCATCGAAGTAAATAAAGTAAAGAGGTACAATGCTGTCGTAAGACTTGTCAAAATCAAGAAGTTTTTCAACGGAATTTTCTTGCCTGAAAGATTGATCCTGTTTTATGCTGCTCGCAATAGCTCCTTCCTTTGGTGCCAGTCGCATTTTCAAGATTTCAGTAACTTCTTTTTTGATGCCTTGCCGAGAATTTTCACTAGCCAGCTGATTGGCGATTTTGAATCTCGTGACAGAATCTTTTGCCGAATAATACGCAATTTTGAATCTATCCAAAGGTATGTTACAAGCAGACAATGCCTTTTTTATGTATCCAATCATCGCAGTAGCCGACAACCCGATATTTGCAAACATGTGATCAGAAATCTTGGCGTAATGATCAAATTCAGTTGTTCTTCCGGAGAGAGCGTTATAAATCGCGTGGCGTACTCTATAGGAATCCAGTGCATATAAAGTGGCAAGGGTTATGATGTACAAAGATTTCCACGTTTGTTCATTTAATTCAAAAACGTTACTTTTTATACAAAAAGCGACGGGCTTCATTCCTGTGAATGAAACACCTTGCGAGAGATCAGCCTCTTGCAACACGACACCTAATTTTGAAAAATCATATTGATGTTTTTCAAATGTCTTATTCCAACTTGCGACCATAAATGCTCTTTTGTAGGTAACACTTAAACTTGAAGCATTCGATACCCTTAACACAGTAAATCAACTTCAATAAAAGATAATTGGATTTTTTACGCGCTTTATACCTTATAAACTCCTCGTTTTTTAATAAGGCGAATTTAAGTCGCCAAGTAAATTTGTTTAACTTGCCTAGAAATATACTCTAATGGGGTGAGAAATCCAAGTCGTTTTCTCGGCCGATTGTTCAATTTCCACTCAATCCACTTGACCTCATCTCTCGTCAGGTCCTCAAACGAGGTTCCCTTTGGCAGGTACTGGCGAATCAGACCGTTCATATTTTCGTTTGCACCTCGTTCCCACGAGTGGTAAGGGTGGGCAAAGTAATAACCGACATCCAACTTTTGGGCTATCCGAACATGATCGGCGAACTCCTTTCCGTTGTCGGAAGTGACCGTGTGTAGCAGCCTCTTGTAGGGCGAAAAGGCCGCTATCAGAGTATCTGCCAGGGCGGCTGCATCCTTTGTCGGTAGAGGCTCCAGGATGCAAAGCATGGACATTCTGTCGTTGGCGGTGAGCAGGTTTCCCTTATGATGAGCTCCGTTGATCAAGTCTATTTCAAAATCGCCGAAGCGACTTTTCTCGTCGACTATCGCCGGACGCAGGTCTATGGGCACCTGTCCCGTAATGGAGCCTCTTCCATCCTTTGCAGGACCCCGCTCTCGATATTTCTTGTCCCCATGCCTAAGGTGTGGCTTGAATTCGTCTCTGCCTTTGATATGGCGGTATATCGTTGGAACGCTTGGAGTTTTCTTACCCTCCAACCCCCTGCGTCCAACAACTTGCTCCGGTGACAAGTCCTCCTTTATCAGGGCTTCAGTTTCCTCCCAAACTTCATCGCTATACTCATAGTGAATGTGTGCTTTGTGCTGGAGCTTTAGGGCCCTCTTGTCAGCCTTGTCCGGATCGTACTTTTTACGACCTCCGTTTCTGGAAATCTCCTTGCTGAGTCCACCTTCAGAAATTCCGATTAGTTTTGCTATGACTTTTTGTTGATGTCCGGCAGCCAACAGTGCGCTAATTTGGTATCTTATGTCTCGGTTAAGTCTCATCGCTTGTCCTTTTCTTGGTCGAAAACGCAAGTTAGAAACCTAACCATCCCTAGAATTCTCTTTCTAGGGATTTTTTTTGTTTTCAGCCTAGATCGGATTTACTTGACGATGAGAATCCGCGTAAGTACAATATAGTTCATTAAAATGACACTACTGTGACATTAAAATTTTTTGAATGATTTTTGACTACAAAACAAAATATCTATACATTCGAACACTAATCTTTCATTCATTTTGCAAACTATTGTTGTCACAAAAAGTCCCTTCCACAAGCTATCTTTCCCCCGTTAAACAATATCCACAGGAGGAATATCGATGAGCGATGCAAAAATTTGGGTGTGGACTGCGCTTCTGTTCGTTTTTGTTGTTATCAAATTCACTCTGTTTAGCCCAATTTGGCTCATTTATGCCACTTATAGGTACATTGACCAGAATGGGCTTGAAGGAATCGGAAAAAGCTATGAAACAATCAAAATTGCGTTTTCACACGCATACCAAAATATTTTCAATACATTTTGTATTATTTTTTAACTTTTATTTAATAAAAAATTGAAAAATGAAGATAAAATTTATACATTTTGCATAGTTTTTCTCAACTTTTTCGATACTTTTATGATTCCTTTGACCTTCCCTAAAAAAGGTTGACACTTTTGGGGTGTTTTTACTGACCGAGTTGACAGTTTCACTGATATGGTTTACACCTTTCCCTCGGTATCACGGATCTGGTTGACACTATCACCGATATGGTTGTCGTTGTCCAGTCCGACATCTTCTTCCAAAGATATATTTTTGTTCGCGAGCCTTCGTTCCCACGGGTTCCTCCAGCATCTTCTTTGGGGGCCTTCCTGGCTGTGGACCTTTTCCGGGGTCTGCCAGCCGATGCTCATGTGCGGGCGTTCCTCGTTGTAGAACCTGATGATTCTCTCGAGTTCACGGCGGCACTCCGACCGCGTCCTGAGCTTCATCTTGTATAGCCATTCCGTCTTGAGGATTCCGTTTGCGCGTTCCGCCACGGCGTTCTCGAGCGGATCCCCGCTCTGCGTCATGCTGATGCCGATGTTGCGCTTTTTCAGTTCGCCGACATATTCGTAGCTGCAGTACTGGCAGCCACGATCCGAGTGGTGGATCAGGAACGGCAACGATGATTCGGGAACCTGCGCGAGTGCCATCCTCAGGGCTTCCAGAGGGTAGCGTGTCTCCAGCGTCGGGCCGAGCGCCCAGCCCACGATCTTGTGCGAGTAGGCGTCCGTTACGAGGGACAGGTAGCACACGCCCTCGTCCGTCTCGACATAGGTGATGTCGGCGACCCATATCTGGTTCGGACGGCTGGGGACGACTCCCTTGATCAGGTTCTTGTACTTCCGGTAGTTGTGATCCGAGTATGTAGTCCTGTAGTGCCGACGGCGGCGCATCCTTACCATCAGGCCGTTCTCGCGGAGGAGTTCCGTGAAGGAGTCGCGACCGGGCACGCGGCCCGTGCCGCCAAGCTTGCCTGCGACCAGTCTGTAGATTTTTGTGCATCCCATGCCCGGACAGGCCGTGCGATATTCCCTGGCTGCGTCCAGGACCATGGACTCGACAGCCTCGTTCCCGAAGTCGTCGTCATCCCTCTTGTAGAACGCCTGCCTGCTATAACCAAACAGTCCGCAGAGCGCTTCCAGGGAAGTTCCCGGAAGCCGCGTGCGCAGCAGGCCTACCGTTTGGTGCCAGATTTTTTTCTGATGGGTATGTTGAACTTGCTCTCGGCAAGCTCGATCATCGTGTCGAAGGCCCTGGACCTCAGCGTCTCGGCCTCCAGTGCCTTTTGCAGGCGCTTGTTCTCCAGCTCCAGTTCTCTTATCCGTTCTTCGGGCGGCTTCGCCATCGCATCTCCGTCTTGGCTCTCCAAAGATAGCGATTCTTCGCGCAGGTACTTGTCCATCCAGCTGAAGAGAACCTGCTTGCTGCTGAGGTGGTATTTCTCCGCGATCTGCGCCGCGGTCATCCTGCCCGCGTTGTATTCGGCGACGATTTTTATCCGGTCCTCGTCGTCAAAGATGAACTTTTCCTTGACCACGTCCTTCCAAAAATGGTTGCCGTTTTCGTCGTATGCGAGAACCGACTTTGTGACCTGTTTTGTCTCCATTTGCACTATACCTGCCTTTTTGTATAGTGTCAACTTTTTTCAGGATAAGACACTTTCGTCCAGATCAAGTCTATAGCTCTCACGAACTTCAAGAACGTGGTTTCCGGCTCTGTCGACTTCAAGAACAACATTCTTGGGGTCTATGGCCAGAACGGCTCCGGAAAGACCGCCCTTATTGACGCCCTGGAAATGTTCCAGAAGGTCGCAAGGGGCGAAGCGCTTCCTAATTCCTACGAGAACTTGATCATGTGCGGAAAGGATTTCGCCGAATGCACTGTCGCGTTTGACGTTCTTGACGCAGATGGCAAAGCAGAAGGCATTGTGGAATATACCTTCCGAATCAAGCGAATTGAGCAGGAAGGTGTAGAGGTTTTCTTTGAACAGGTTTCCGAAAGGAAAAAGGGAAAGGCTTCGAAGGTTCTGGTTAGCATCGACAAGTCCATGCAGAATGACTGGATTTGCCCGGCCCAGGACTTCGCTTTCGCTTTTGAAACCAAGGAATCTTCAATCAAGTTTGAAGTCCAAAAGGAAGTCACTTCCCGCGAACACAGGTCAATGCTGTTCTCCAGGGACTTCGACGCCTTTATGAAGGCTTCCGACAAAAGCCCCGCCGCCAGGCTTTCCGTAATTGACAGAATCCGTTTCTTTGCGCAGGTCAACCTGTTTGTTATCAAGAGCAACGGAAAAAGTCCGTTCAACATCGACTTCGCATTCCCGTTCAATTTCCTGCATAAGGAAAACAGGGACCTGTCCTTCGGAACCGTCCAGATTTCCCTACAGGGCGCAAACATCGTCGTCAAGGAGCTTTTCGACATTATCGACAAGTCCTTCAATGAAATGAACGTGGTTCTGCAGGAAATCGTTCCTGGCCTCAATGTCGTTGTGGACAACAAGGGTGCCCAGCAGACTCCAAAGGGAGAAGAAGGTGTCCGCTTCGAGCTTCTTTCCAAAAAGGGCGATGCCGACGCAATTCCTCTACGTTACGAATCCGAAGGCATCAAGAAGATTATCTCCATTCTGAGCATCCTTATTGCCGTTTACAACAATCCGGCGACATTCCTGGCTGTTGATGAACTGGATGCGGGTATCTATGAATACCTGTTGGGAGAAATCCTGAATATCATAGATGACAAGGCCAAGGGTCGCCTGCTGTTCACGTCACACAACCTGCGCCCTCTTGAAATGATCCGTAAGGATTCCTTGATTTTTACGACGACCAACGCCTCTAACCGTTATATCCGCCTGTCTGGAATCCAGACCAACAACAATCCGCGAAATGTTTATCTGCGTAGCATTGGTCTTGGCGGACAGAAGGAAGAAATCTACCAGGAAACAAACCATTTCAAGATTGACAGGGCCTTCAGGAATGCGTTGATTTTAAAGAAATAAGCTACATTTCCTGCTTTTGTGGGTACGGTTGATTTGCATTTCTTGCTTGGATTTATTATATTTACACAAGAGGTCATTTATGTCTACTGCAAGCATTTCAAAAGATTTTTCTGTAAGGAGTCAGTCCGTTGCTGATTCCTTGTTGAACGCTTTGGAAAAGTCCGGACGCAAGTCCAAGTGGACTTCCGTAGCGTGTTCCAAGAAAACATCAGACCTGAAACGAATCAACAAGCTGTTTGCAAAATGAGTGCAACCTCTTTGCATTTTAGGCTTGAAGATTTACTTGAATCGGAAGGCAAACTGAAAATTCAGGAAGAAATAAAAAATTTTTCCAGCGAATACAAAGAGGGCCAAAAAAACGAGGATGTGGAATCCTTTCTGAAGAAAAAGGCTCTTGATTTTTCTAAGCAAAAACTGTCGGTCACCTATCTTGTTCTATGCGAAGATGGTCTAGGTTTGCAAGGCTACTTTAGCCTTACCGTGAAGCCGATTGCAATCCCCGCAAAATTTGTTGAAAAATCGAACGTCGTAAAGAAAAAATGGTCAAAGTTCGCCACATACGACAGCAGTCGTAAAGTTTACGTTGCTTCTGCCTATCTTATAGCACAATTTGGAAAAAATTGCCTTGATAAGGCAAGCAATGCGTTGAGTGGAAATGACCTGATGAACATTTGCATGGGCGTCATTAAGGAATGTCAGCATATGGTCGGTGGAGGGATAGTTTTTCTTGAATGCGAAAATAATCCGAAGCTTATCAAATTCTATCAAGATAACGGATTTGTAGAATTCAATGTAAGTGCCAAAAACAATCTTGTGCAGATGGCTCAACGAATCTAACCAGTATTCCAATTTTGTCTCCCCTGGCCTCACGGCTGGGGGATTTTTGTTTTCCATAAAAAAAGAACTGGCGACAGTCGAAACTATCGCCAGCTTTTGGGGGTTAGGAGGAACCATAATGTAGGAAAAATTTTGTCGCTTGGCTGGCGACATTTTGCGATTTGCTGCAATTTGACATTTTATGTCAGTCACCTGGATTTAAATTAAGGGTAAACAAATCGGAGGTTCATCATGAAGAAAATTTTGCTTTGCATTATTGCTTCTGCAGCCCTTGCTTTTGCAGAAAATTACTACGATCAGTACGGTCACAGCACCGGACGATCTTCCACTAATGGAAATCAAACCCAATATTACGACCAATACGGACATAACACAGGACGTTCAAGCCATGGAAAGAACCAATCTGTTCATTATGACCAATATGGGCATAATACTGGCAGAACTTCCTATAATGGCAACCAGTCCACGTTCTATGACCAGTACGGACATAACACAGGCAGAGCTGTCCGAAACGGGAACACAATCAACTATTATGACCAATATGGGCACAGCACGGGACGCGCCCAAATCAACAATGACGGTTCTGTAAATTACTATGACCAATATGGGCATAGTACAGGAAGGTCCAGGTAAAAAGACATTCAATTCATTCCACAAGCCTCGCTAAAAAGCGGGGCTTTTTTTGTACCCAGTCCGCACAGGCTATACCGCGCTTGTAGCGACGCTTACGCTGTTTTTTGGTGTTTTTGGGGCTGTTTATACGCCTTTTGGTGAAATCCCCGTACAGACTGTTTGCGCCTCTAAATTTGGGGCATGAACGAAACGCTCCGCGATTATAACGATTTCGACCAGACTGTTTTCAGGACTACCCCGGAGGGCTATCTCACGGGCAAAATCCGCGTCACAGGCGCTGGCGTTTTCAGCTACATGACCGCGGACGGAATAAAGCGCAGACTGCGCCCCGTCAAGGAAGTTTCCTCACAGGACAGCATCGACAGCCTTAATTCAAAGCCCGTAACGCTTCTCCACCCCATGCAGGACGTTTCCCCAGAGAACGCCAAGAAACTCCAGGTAGGCTTTACCGGAACGGATGCAAGCTGGGACGGGTTGAACGCCTATGTCACAATGACGATCACGGACGCAGAAGCCATCAAGGAAATGCGCGAGGGTCGTGTAAGAGCTGTTTCCTGCGGATATGACGCAGGGCTGGAACGTGGCAAGGGCAACTGGCAGGGCGTCGCCTATGACGAAGCCATGAAGGATATCCGTTACAACCATATCGCTCTCGTTCGCGAGGGGCGCGCTGGTGACGGAGTGCGCTTTAGAATCGGCGACAGCGCCGACTTCGACAGAATCTTTAGTGAAAAACGAACAGCCCAGAACGGGCCAGGAGAAAACAGAATGGCAAGAAAGCTCATTATCGACGGTGCCGAATACGAAGCCGACGAGAAAGTCATTGACACCCTCCATGCCGCGCAGAAAGCTCGCGACGAAGCACAGCAACAGTCCAAGGCGCTCCAAGGTCAGCTGGACTCCATGACTGCAGCTCGCGACGCAGCCCTCTCCGAACGGGATCAGCTCAAGGCGAAGGCAAAGGACGAAGCCACTATCAACCAGCTCGTAAACGAGAAGGTCGCCCTGCTTGACAATGCAAAGAAGTTTGGCGTGGAAGTCAAGGCTACTGACAGCGTGGATTCCATCAGAAGCGCGCTGGTAAAGAGCGCCTACCCGGAAATGGTTCTCGATGGCAAGAGCGCAGACTACATCGCTGCAGCCTATGACGCCGCCATGATTAAGCTCGCGGATTCCACCTCCCCCAAGGACAAGAAGTCCCCGCTCGCCCCGAACATGACCCACATGGCGGATGGCGCTGACCCGGAAGAAGCATTCCAGGCCATGAACAAGAAATACAGCGAAGTCTCCATCAAGAAGGAGGGCTAAAAATGTCCTTTGAAAATCAGCATGGCATGAAGGGCGCACCTGGACTTGCATTTCCCTGCGTCACCCACTCCATTGAAACTGGCGTAATGCAACAGGATAAGGATTCCGAGGGCGGTTTCGTTCTCTGGATCAAGACTGGCGAGGCTGGCGAAGCTGGCAAGGTCTATGTGGATAAGCCGGAAAACGGCGCCTTCCTCGGTATTGCCCAGCGCACCCTCTATAACGACAGCTATAAGGCTGGCATGACCGTCAATGTCCTCAAGAAGGGACGTCTCTATGTACGCGTGCTTGGCGAAGTCAAGGCTGGTGACTCCGCTTACGTCAACGAGACCAACAACGCCATCACCGCAACCTCCACAGGCGCGGTTCAAATCCCTGGCGGAATGTTCAAGACTGACGCCGCAGATGGCGAACTCGCAGAACTGGAAATCATTTAAGGAGCAGAAGAACAATGGTCTTTCAAGACAATGAACTCAACAGGATCAGCCGCCTGTTCAACCAGATTATCGTGGAAACCTACGGGCTAGAACGTGAAAGCCTCGATGCGCTTTCCTTCATCCCAGCACAGGTTGGCGTAGGTCCCTGGCTCCGTTCCTGGAGCTACAAAATCGTCAATGAAATGGGCGTTGCAAAGCTCATCAGCGACTATACCGAGGATTTCCCGCCCGTTTCCCGCGGAATCGAACTCAAGACCAACGAAATCCGCGAATACGGCCTTTCCTATGGCTACAGCGAATTTGAACTCATGCAGTGGCTCACCGCTGGCATCGACCTTTCCCGCGACGAAGCAGATACCGCCCGTCGAAAGATTGACGAAAAGGTGGACGAAGTTCTGTTCGTTGGCGATACCGAAGCCAATACCACTGGCTTCCTCAACAACCCCAACGTGCCTCTCGTCGTTGTTCCTGTTGGTGCTTCCGGTGATACCGCCATCAAGACCAAGACTCTGAACGAAATCATCGCAACCTTCCAGGCCATGATTGACACCGTCAGGACGAACACCCATCGCACCGTCAAGCCGGACACCGTTTTGCTCCCCCATGACGCCTTTGTCTATCTCTCCACCACTCCCAAGGATGAAAAGGGCGGCGACCTCACCATCCTTGAATACCTGGAAAAGATTTTCAAGGGACAGGGCATCACCAACTGGCGAGAATGTTCCAAGCTGGATTCCGCAGGAACCGATGGCGTCACCCGCGCGATGATCTACAAGTACAGCCCAAGCGTGGTCACCCGCTGCCTTCCCATCCCGTTCAAGCAGGAGGAACCGCAGAAGGATGCGCTGCACTATAAGGTTCCCTGCTATACCCGCATTGGTGGCGTTGCCTTCAAGAACATCAACGCCGTAGCCTACGCCGACGGCCTCTAATAGGGCATACCTCCCCGGCTCCATCGCGACGACACCTCTCCAGGCCAGCCTTCCGTCGCGGTGGAGTTTTTTTTACCCCCTTCCCCATTTGTGATCCACAGGAATATCCCCATGCTCGTCATGAACAACCAGAAATGCACAGTCCACATCGGAAGCGTCCTTCTGCTTCCGGGTTCAAACATTGTGCCGGACAACAGCATCGACAGGAATCACCCAATCATCAAGGCCCTGGAAAAACAGGGTCGCCTTTCCTTTGAGTCCAAGGTCACCGCAGGCGTCGCAACCATCGCCATTTCCAAGGCAAACAGCCAGAAGATTGTGGATGAAATCGAGAACAGCGTCAAGAAGAAGGACGCTGGCGTAAAACGAGCCGCTGACGCAAGGAAGAAGGAACTTGACGACTTTGACCGCGAATGGGACGCCGCCAAGGAAAAACAGAAACAGCAGAAGCAGGAAATGGAGGCAAAGAAGCTCAATGATTCCGCTTCCAATAAGTGATGAACAGAAGGACGAACTCATAGCCTACCTTCCGCCGGAATACGCGGACAGCAAGCGACTTGACGCCTGGATCATGGGAGCCTCCCACCATGTAAGCGCCTGCTATTTCAAGAAGGCCTACGTCTATGCTCTTTCGCTTCTCGTCTGCCATCTTGCCGCCCTTGAGTCAAGGGGAACTGACGGGGATGCAGGAACCGTCACCAGCAAACGCGAGGGCGACATTTCCGTTTCCTATGGAAGCACAAAAGGCAACGACGATGATGCCTGGCTTTCCAGCACCAGCTTCGGACAACAGTTCCTTCTGTTGAGAAAACAGTATTCACCGCGTCCGGGCGTTACGGGCGCAGTAAGGATGCAGGGGTTCTGCGGTGGCAACGTTATTCGCTAGGACATTCCTCTATAGCGAACTGGGAAAGCCTACCGCCGATCTGGAAGGGAACTCCGTTCCTGGCAAACTTTCTCAAAGGACTGTTCGCGGAACAATTCAACCCGTTACAGGCGAAGAAGCTATCGCGTACAGCGAAGGTTCGCGCAATACGGGCATGGTCAAGGTCTATTCCAGCGAGAAACTTGCAGCAAGGACACAGGACGGTATAGAGGCAATCGGATATGTCAAGCAAGGCGGCTACTGGTATGAAATCGTTGATGAGCTTGTTTACGGCAATCTTCCGAATATTACCCACTGGAAGTACATCGCGAGCAAGGTCCCGCCAGCCCAGATTCCGGAGGCGCTCAAGTGAACGTCGAGGACATAAAGGGAGCGATCTGCAGGTACTTCAACACCAGCGAAAGATTTCCCGTCCAGTTCCTGAAAAGCCCGACCAACAGTCCCGCCCCCGTTGGGTGCTATGTCGCTGTTGGAATCGATTCAGTGGAACAATATGGACGCAAGCTGACGCCATCCCCAGGCGTTGACGCCTACCGATTCAGCCAAGTCGCCAACATCCACCTCGTCGAGGTTGAAGGCGATGGCAACCTGCTCCGAAGCGTAAGAAACGAGCTGGAACTTCCGCAATTCACCCAGTTCGCAAGGGAGAACGGCTTCACAGTCTGGCAACCGACAGACGTCACAGCCATAGACACCTATGATGGCAAGTTCTATGTGCGACAATGGCGTTTCTCGTTCCAGGCGAACTTCACGGATGAAGTCGCGGTCGAATTGCAGAGGATTGAAACCGTCTCACCCTTAACATTCGAAAAACAATAGGAGAACAGATGGCGCAGATTATCGACTCCATCGTCAAGATCAGCATAAACGAGGCTATTTCCACAGTCTCCACTACAAGCGTCAATACCATGGCGGTCGTTGGTCCCGCCGAAAACGGCCCGGATTTCCTTGAATGTTCCAGCTCCGAGGATGCGGAGGTATTCGGAACGGACAGCCTTCTTTATGGAATGGTGGCAAGCGCCTTCTCCCAGGGAGCCTGCCCCGCCAAGGTTATCGCAATCAAGGCCCAGTCCTTTACGGACGCCCTTGCTGCAATCAAGCTCGCCCAGGATAACTCCCTGGACTTCTACCATATTGTAGCCAAGTTCGACGGGAACGTCATTCCTGCCGCCACCGAGTTTACAAAGACTGGTGGCTGGAACACCTATCTTGGCGAGAATTTCAAGATTCTCCATCTGGAACTTGACGATGCTAGCGAAGGCTTCGCTGCAATCATCGCGCTTTCCGAGACACTTCTCAAGTCCACAAGCGAACGCGTGGCTCTCTATCAGCACCACGCATCCGGCAACCTTGCCGCCTCCCTTGTCTCCAGCAGATGCGCCCTTGACTCCGCTCGCGGCACTTTCGCCCATAAGAAGGTCAAGAACGTGGAATATGACAGCTACAAGAAATCCGTCTTTGACGCACTTGTCGCCGCCAACATCAACGTCTATGCAAACGCAGCTGGCGAAGCTCGCGTTTTCATGGGTAGCACTAGCGGAAAGAATGTCCTGCTGGATAGTACCGGGGAACAGTCCCCGGCCAGCTTCATCGACAATATCGCAAAGGACGACTGGATTCGTTTCAACGTCCAGACGAAAATCTACAGCCTTCTTGGCGAAGCAAATGACGGTCATGGCGTCACCTACAATGACAGCGGCATCAACAGCATCGCTGCAGCCATTCTCCAGGTATTCGCCAAGGCTTCTGACACCGATCACCAGTACATCATGGAAGGCTTCACCGTTGACGTCAAGAACTATGAATACCTCAAGACCAACTATGCATCGGATGTGCAGGCGCGAAATCTGCCGCTTGTAAAGGGCCGTTATTCCAGGCTCAACTCCATTCATACCGTCAAGAACGTGGAACTCACAGTCACCCTGTAAGGAGAACACCAAATGTCTAATCTTGTTGGAACCTATGACCACACGCTGGTAAACATTTCCGTCGAAGGAGTCGAACTTTCCGATTTTGTCGGCGATGTTGTTATCACCAAGGAGGGTGACGAATGGGAAGTCACCGAGGGTAGCAACGGCTGCGTCGAACGCTCCCGAATGGTGAGAAAGCTCTACAAGGTCACCCTTCCCTTCATGCAGACCAGCCCCCAGCTCGCCAAGCTGGAAACCCTGCGTATCGCAGACGAAACAACCAAGGCGGGTCCCTATGTCTTTGCCTTCGTGGACTTGAACGGCCCATTTTCCATCCTGGGCCAGTGTTGGATTCATAGCATGGGCGACGCAACGCGAGGACGCGCTGCAACGGCAAGAACAGTCACCCTGCGCGTCAAGGGCGAAGCCGTATTCGAGGGGTAAGGAATGGACGTCATAAATTTCAGAATCGGTGAAAGCGACTATCAGCTCATTCCCCACACTGGTTTCGAGGCGTTAAACCTCGACAGAAAGGTTCTTGGCCTTATCGGGCGCATGGCTCAATATGGAATGGACTTTTCCGACGAAATGAACGCCTTTGCAACGCTCGCGAGTACGATTTCCGATATGTCGGACTCCGATTTCCGCTGGCTTGTGGAAACCACCCTTTCCACCGTCACAGTCGTGAACAGGGGCAAGAAATCTGTGCGACTTGCAAACAGTGACTGCATTTCGGAACAATTTGCTGCAAATCGCAACGAATTGTACGCGGTGCTTCTCAAGGTCTGGAAGCTGGAAAAACTGTCCCCTTTCGCAAAGGCTCCGGAAACGGAGCTGACTGGAACCTAGACTATTCCAATCCAATCGTGTCCTCGTTCAGCGATTCCGACACCAGGGATATTGCAAGCCTTGGCAGGATCGGGACGCTGGGCGGCACAGCAGCGGAATACGCTCCAATCTGGCGAATAGTCAGCAAGGCGCGTGTTCCGCTTTCCGATATAGAGCAGAACTGGACCTTTGACAGGATAATGGCCTTCTGCGCCTACATGGATATGGAAAACGACTACAGGAGCGCCTGGGGCGAATACTATCAACAGCAAAGGAGCGATGATGGCTGACGAAAACGAATTTGTGCAAACGGTGCGCTTCCAGATCGAGGATGCGGAACTCAATGCTGCACTCGGACGTTTCCAGGACTCCATGGGCAAAACCAACGCTGATGCAGCCAAGGTCGCCAAGGAAACGGAAAAAGTCGGAAAGGAAGCTGGCAAGGCCGCAAGCGAGGCTCAAAAGATTGGCGAAGCCACCAGAAATGCACAGAAGGAGACAAAGAAGCTCGAAGGGAGTTTCGGAGGACTCAAGAAGGCCATAGCAGGGGCTGTCGCCGCCTATGCTGGGTTCCAGGGCATTTCCAAGCTCATTGGCTTCGGTAAGGAAACCATGGACGCCTTCAAGATTCAGGATCGTGCAGAAAGAAGCCTAAAGTTCCAGATGGAACGGAATGGCACAGCCAACCGTTTCAATGAACTCAAGGAATTTGCCGGACGAATACAGGCGAACAGCATGTACGGGGACGAAGGGCTGCTTACTGCGGCCTCCACCTGGAGCAACCGGATAAAGGGAGTCGATAACAGCAAGCGCATGATGCAGCTTGTCGCAGACTATGCTGCACGTTCCACAAACGGGGGCGAAGCCAACGCTGAACAGTTGAAGGGATATGCCCAGACATTGCTTGGTGCGGTCACTACAGGGCGCACAATGACGCTGGAACAACAGGGTTTTGATACCACCGCGCTCAAGGAACTGCAAAAACTTCGACAGGATGGAGCAACCGTCACCGAGGATATGCAGGTCGCCGCCTTGCAAAAGACGCTCGAGAGCGTCCGGGGCTTTGCAAAGGAAATGGCGGGTACGGATGCTGGCAGGATCGCCCAGCTACAGAATGAAATCGGCGACGTAAAGGAAGAAGTCGGAAAGGAGCTTCTGCCCGTCTTTGCTGATTTAGCTCGCGAAATCAAGGCAAATATGCCCTCGATAAGGAAACTGTTCCACAGCTTCGGCGAAGTCCTGAAATCGCTTATCGGGACAGTTTCGCAGAACATTGGCGCAATTTCCACCTTCGCAAACGGCATTTCCAACGTCTTGAACCTGTTCGCCAAGGCTCCGGTCTCCACAATGGCCTTCGTTGGCGCGTTCAAGTTCGTCGTCCCTCTGATGGATAGCGCCCAGAAGGGAACAATCGCATTCGGAAAGTCCCTTAACGGGCTAGGAACAAGCTGGCAGGGATTCCTCAAGGCAGGTCTCTTTACCGCAACCGTCTGGGGACTCCAGAAGATTTGGGAAGCGGGAAACCTGCTTGTCGATCTCGCCAATGAGAAACTCCGCGAAGCCCGAAGGGAGGAAGCCGCAGGCGAAATTGACCGAGCCATAAAGGAAAGAGGTAGCTGGGAACGTTCCATGAAGGAATATGAGAGCAAGATGACAGCCCAGGAAAAGGAACTCATGAAGAAGATGCCAAGCATCCCCTGGAATCCGGGATGGGACCCCGCTTCCGGCAACGGCTTCGACATGAGAAGCGTCCCTGCGGGTGCGACAGACCTGCTTATCAAATGGGCTACAGCGAAAGGCGCAAAGGACTATTATCAAAAGCTAGTCGGACAGGGACAAGCCAAGATGAACAGGAATCATTCCCTCCCCTGGAAGAACAGCAAGGAACCCGGAGTAGATTTCAAGCCGACGGATTTCAGCTATACGCCCGTTGACCTTGAGGCGGAAATGCAGAAGGCCATGCAATCCGTTGCCAAGAACGCAAAGGGAACTACCAACATCACGAACATCGACTACACGAACAATATCAAGACCGACAGCGACATGATGGCAAGACTTATCAAGGAGAACCTTCGCACGCTTCTCCAGTCCCAACTGACGTTCAACCTGCGCGCGGAAGGCGTCAAGGCACTCGCCCTATGATTGGCTTCATAAATACTGGCCTTGCCATATATTCCCGCTACAAGAACCCGCCCCAGGTCATTCCTGCGTCCCTGTTCATGAGGAATGAGCGTTTCGGACTTGAGAACCTCCCCTTTGACCTGCTTGTGGACGAAAGCCATGAGCTGGAATTTGACATTACCGACCATGCCGTTGAAAACGGTGCCACAATCAGCGATCACGTCCAGCAGAAACTGCGAAGCGTCAAGGTGACGGGTTTGTTCACGAACCATTCCATAAACGGAACGGGCGCCTTCCTCAACGAGGACGGAACACGTAATGACAGAACCTGGAAGGACAAGGTTGAAATCGAGGAAGCGGAGGCTGTCACCAACACCGCACTTACACGCTGGCAACAGCTCTGTTCCATAGCCAAGGCGCGTCAGAAACTTCGGATCATCACCTCCCTTGAAGTCTATGAGGAAATGATTATCGAAAGCCTGCAAGCGTCGCGTGGTGCGGAAGATGGTGAATCCATAAAGTTCGAAATGACTCTCCGGGAAATCCGTACAGCGACCTTTGAAAGTGAAAACCTAAATGGCGAATGGAACGCCCCGGAACCAGGCGTACAGAACAGCGCCGAGTCACAGGCAATGAGTAAGAAGGCCAACGCTGGAAACGTCAGTGGAGACGGGAGCGAAAGCGCCGACGAGGCGGTAAACAAGATGAACGAATCTCTTGCCAGGGAGTACGCATGATAAAGATTCCCATAGAAACCAACGGTGGTTCCTATCTGGTTGAGCGCGTCAACATTGAGGGCGTCATGCTCTCCATCCGTCTTTTGTGGAACTGGCGGGATGGAAGCTGGTTTGCGGACTTCGAGACCGTCAACGGAAAAAGATGTGGAATACGCCTCGTTCCCAACAGCAGGCTTCTAAAAAGCAGGAATGGCGTTCTTGAAAATGGCGATCTTGCAATCTTCAAGCGTGAAAAGACCTGCAAGAACCCCCTTGGGCATGACAACCTGGGCGTGGCCTACGTTCTCCACTACTTGACAAAGCAGGATATAACCGTTTTTGAAAAGGCTGGGATGCTCTAATGGCTTTCGGAAGGATAGTCCGTCTCTTTATCGGCAAATTCGCTGTGGGAAACCTCACGACGCAGGACAGCAAGGACCTTTCACAGTTCGACATTGAATTTGAAGTGACCCGATCCATCGAATGGTATGACAACGAGGCCACAATTACCGTTTTCAACCCTTCCCCAGACACAATCAACTTTGTCATGAGTGAAGGAAACAGCGTCCTGTTGCAGGCTGGATATCAGGACGAAACCGTCGGAAACATCTTCGTCGGTCAAATCGGTTATGCTGTCCCCAGGCGCGTCGGAAAGGACGTTGAGCTGATCCTCACCTGCGTTTCTGCGCGTGGAACGTTCTACCAGCTTGCACGTCTGAATTGCGCCTTCCTGTTCAAGGAGGACACAACCGCCAAGAAATGCCTGCAGGAACTATGCGATTACGCTGGTATCGCGCTTCGAGCTGGAAGCCAGACAAAACTGTCGGAACCCATTGGAATAGAATATGGCGTTTCGGCAACATTCCGGCAGGCTGTCATAAGTTTTAGGGACAATATACTGATCCCCAAGTTCGGACTTCACCTCTATTTCGACAATAACGAAATGATTGTGGTCAACGAGGATGAAAAGACGATGGAACTGGAACAGATTGAGCTGAACCATGCAAGCGGTCTGCTCCATGCGGAGGAAATGCGCGATGAAAGTGCAAATAAGGTGAATTTTGGAGACGATCCGCAGTTCTACCTGTTCTCCCAGGACGAAAATGACGAACAGTCGGCTGAAAACAAGCCCAGCAAGGAAATCGACCGTACAAGGAAAGTACGCTTTACTGCGCTTATTTCGCCAAAGTTCGCTCCCAACATATATGTAAAGCTGGATTCCAGCTGTGGAGACTCCTACGACAGCGTAGAATCGCTCTGTGTCAAGGGAAACTTTATCGTGACTGAATGTTGCTTCCGCGGCTCAAACCATGGTGGCGACTTTACCGTTGAATGTGAAGCAAGTGAGGTAAGCTGGTAATGGCTAACAGCATCGCAAAAATTTTGGACCGTTTCTTTGACAATAAGATGGAGGACTTTGAAACAGCCTTCCCCGCTGTCATTGATGCCGTAAACGATGATGGAACAGTCAATGTTCGTCCCAGCGTGAGAAACTGTCTGCGCAATATGCAAATGGAACCTTTGAAGGACGACAAGCTGATGGCAATCCGTAATGTGCCAGTCCTATGGATCGGCACAAAGACAGTTCATGTGGAATATGAGCTGGATGCAGGCGATACCGTTCTTTGCATAAGCAGCAGTCGCGATATACGAAACTGGAAGAAGGAAACCTGGAGCGAAGATGCTGCGCTCCCCATGAGTTTTTCCGGGAATGACCTTCTGAATCTTCTGGCGATTCCCATGAGGCGTATAAACGAGGACGCCTCCACCACTATATCGGTTGATCGTGAGGGAAATGTCAAAATAAATGCGAAAAAAGTTGAACTTTCTGCGGAAAACGTGGAAATCACAGGAGCTTTAAGCGTAGATGGCGACATTGAAACCACAGGGGAAATCAGCTCCGATGGAAACATCAGCAGCAAGGGCGATGTAGAAGCGTCGGGAAACGTAAAAGGCGCGGACTTTTCCACGCCTACTCTGTCGTTCCTGGGCCATACCCACGCAACAGCTGCAACTGGTGCTCCTGCACCTCCTATGGCATATTCGCCGCCGAAGCCATAATGGGATTGACATTTGTCACAGGAAAAGGTAAATTAGAGAAGCTGCATGGATTTGAGGCACACCTCTATAGATTCATGTAGAGCCAAACTGTGTGTAGTTTGGCACAGCCTTTACAAGCCCCTTCTTTTGAAGGGGCTTATTTATTTCCAGACTTCAAAAAACATTCCAACAGAATCAAGCAAGTCATTATTTGTCACAAAAAAAATATATGTTAATCAAGCGACCGTCCAGCAAAGGAGTTCATCATGCAGAAAAAAATCGAAGGAAAAATCTTTGAAGAACGATTCGTTATTAACAATGGTTGTGATATATACGACCACTGTGTATTTTTGGACGAAGTTGTTATTGATGGACCAGCATCGCCAACTTTTCTTAAATGCACTTTTTGTTATGAGGGAGTCTCTATTCAAAATGGCGGCAAAGGCCTCTTTGTTGAGAGAGACGAAAAAGAAGAAGAATTTTTTAAAGTTCGCATCGACGGAAAGGATTCTTTTGGTGATTTTAGAGATATTCTGATCGAAGGCCTTGACGAGGTAAGCCTCAACATATCCAATGGAGGATCAGGCAATTTCTCAAACTGTCGCTTATCTTCCGATGGCGCAAATGATCCCATTTGTGCATATATCGACGAAGGTTCAAGCGCTAACTTTTCAAAATGTGCATTTTGTTGCATACCAAACGATGGCGTCATAATTGGAAAGGAATCTTTCGCAACTTTTGATCATTGTCTTTTCAGCAACTTTTACACTATCGACGAATTTCATCCTGTTGGCCCAGTTACCTTATTGGATAATATCGTTGAAAAAACAATCTTTACAAAATGTCGCTTTTTTGGTTCAGACGAACAGGGGCGTTACACATTCTGCATTGGAGGAAAAGGAGACGCAAATTTTCACTCTTGCAACTTCTTTTTTCCTAAAGGCGCAATCATCCTCGACAAACCCCACGAATCTAAATCAGTTTACAAGAACTGCAGGTTTAACACAGAATTTCCCCTCAGCAAAAACCAAGTTGATTGCAGCTATGAACCCAACGCCAAAGAAGACGACTTTTTTATTGTATAAGGACAAAAGATTTCCCTAATCTCAAAAAATACCGATTTAAACAAAAAAGGCACCCACCGGCGAAGCCGGTGGTTCTTCATATACGGGCGTAGCCCTACAATACTAGCTGCGTGCAAGGGCACGCACGTCGATCTGCCACCTGCTAGGGTCCTTACTAGGCCGCCCGTAAACGGGCACTACTTGCCAAACATTGACTGTTGTTCTCCTAGTTTGTCCTCCTCTAACTGTTGCCGGATATACGCCTTAATTCGGTCTGCGTTTTTTCCTGCCGTGTCAACATAATATCCTCGGCACCAAAAGACTCGGTTCCTGTACTTATTCTGCAATTCAGGAATCGTGTCATACAATTCCAGGCTGCTCTTTCCTTTCAAATACCCCATGAAACTCGAAACGGAGAGTTTCGGCGGTATGGCGACCAGCATGTGAATATGGTCTGGACAGACTTCGGCCTCTATTATTTCCACATCTTTCCATTCGCACAATTTTCTGAGAATTCTTCCTACAAGCTCTCGTTTCTGATTGTATAGAATTTTCCTTCTAAACTTGGGTGCGAACACGATATGGTACTTACAATTCCATGTGGTATGGGCTGTTGATTTATTTCTATCATTCATTTTAAATCCTTTGATTTTATTGTGATGCAGTTGGCAGACCGCATTTCAATATTAATCAAAGGATTTCTTTTTTCATGACCGCCAGAAGGCTTTTACGGAACTACCGGCCTAGCCGGTAGTTTTCAGTTATACAAAAAAAGACGCTCCATCAAGAACGTCTTTTATAATAAAGTGAAGAACGTAAGACAAGGCGGCGAACTCTTGCATACGGTACTGTGGCTTCGTTCAAAAAGCTTAGCTTCCGAAGTGGTAAACCTCTTTCCACTAACTCATACGTTCTTCAACCATCAACATACCACTTTTCTTAGAGAAATGCAAATGGTCACTACAGAAATTGACGACAAAAAGGTGAAAATCACCCTAAGATTTACCTAAGCATCAAAACAACCTAAATAAAACAAAATAGGACATGCAGGTGGCCCGTTACCTCACCATACGAAGTTCTAGTTTCCTAGAGATTCCCAAGCGTTTCGGACTTTACGCTTACTTGCATATCCTATACCACTAATATACCACTTTCCTTGGAGAAAATCAAGATTTATCCAGGTTCAAAAACAGCCCCTATAAAACATAAAGAAAACGAAACCCTTGTTTAATGCGGGTTTGCTAGGCATTTAACGTTAAAAAAAATCATACAAAAAGGCGCTCCATCAGGAACGTCTTTTATAATAAAGTGAAGAACGTAAGGCAGGGCGGTAAACTCCTGCATACAGGCACTTGCTTTCAAGAAGTAGTTGGCTCAAGTGGATAACCTCGTCCCACTAACTCAGTACGTTCTTCATCCCTAATATATATTATTTTCTACGCTTTCGCTATAATAGCTAATGCAGTCAAAATCACCCCCACATCATCCGCCCAGCCAACAACTGGAACGACATCGGGAATTATGTCTACCGGGGAAATTCCGTATGCGGCAGCTCCAATGGCGACTAATAACTTGAAGAATCCCATATTCAATCCTCTATTTTTTTGCAATTATTTGAGGCATCATCAACATGTGTGGAAGCATTTAGGCAGCCTTGCTAGATGATTCTCTCGATTCCGATTCCCATTCGTAGGCTATCTTTACATCTACATAGGAACAGCTCAACATTATCAGCGACAGCATGTTGTTCATATTCCTGAAGCCATAGGCAGTCCGTATCAGTAGCTTTATCTTGTTGTTCGTCGCCTCGATCCTTGCGTTTGACACGCCTAGCCTGATTGTGTTGAGGATTCCGTCGTAGTTGCGCTTGATCTTTGCGTACAGATCCTTTACTGGGCCGATGCGTGAGTGACTTGCCCGCCACAGCCACCTGTCCAGATTTTCCCTGGCATCGGCATAGCCCATCTTCAGGATGATGCGCAGCTCCTCCTTGAGCTGGTATGCCCTGTAGAGACGCGGATAGCGGCTGGCTATGAGCTCTATTTTTCTCTGCTGGCTTTCGTTAAGGTTTTCCGGAGCCTTGCCCAGAGCGTACCTGGAGTTCTTTATCCCCTCCGCGGTGCGGTCCTTCGGGACGCTGTCCTTCGTGGGCCTGCCTCGGCCCCGTTTTGGATTGCAGCGTTCCTTGCGGGCCTCCCTCCAGGCTTCCACACGGACCTTGTCCAGGGCATCCGTCGCCCACTGCACGACATGGAAGCTGTCCACGCACCGTTCGGCATTGGGCAGGAACTCCTCGATGCTTGACCTTATCCACTTGGCGCCATCACAAGTCACAAGCTCCACGCCCTTGCGCTGCTCTTCGCTGAGATCCCTCATGAAGATGTCCAGCACCTCCTTCCCGTAGCCCTCGTGCACCCAGATCACGCAGCGCCTGTCGTGATCCACTACCACCGTTATGTACTTGTGCCCTTTCTTGTAGCTGGTCTCGTCGATGCCTATGCGCCTGAAGATGCAGCCTGCCTTGATAGGCCTTGTGTCCAGGCGTTCCCATACGCGGTCGGCGATTTCTCCCACGGTATTCCAGGCGATGCGTAGCTGCTTTGCGACAGCCTTTTTCGACATGCTGCATACGGCCCATGCGACCTGCTGCTCGAAGGCGTCGGTGAAGCCTGACCTGTGGCTTGCCCACGGCACCTTCACGGTTTTTACGCCGCACTTCCTGCACTTCACCCTGTAGGTGTCCATCTTGATGAAGCCCATTTTCGTGCCGAGATCGAGCGTCCGCCATATCCTCTGTTCCCGGCCGTTGTCGTAGAGTTTCCCTTTTCGCCCGCAACAGCCGCACCTGCTGGCGTTGCCCTTGGTGAGTCTTACCGTGATGGTGACCGTGGTGTCGGTTTGCTCCTGCTTGACGACAGTACAGCCGTTGACATTGAAGATGGATTTGTATAATTTTGACATGGGCTTTTTTCTTCTGTTTTTTTTTGCGATTAAATTTTAGAAAATAGCCCATTTTTTGTTTAATTTAGGCTAAAGTCAACAAAAAAGGGTGGCGAAGCCACCCACACATGTTGATGAAGAGCCAATTATTTTGGTAATTTTTCATCCACCATTCAAATGTAAACAAAAAAAAACATTGTCAAGTCCTTTTTGAATTTTTCTCAAATTTTGGTGTCTTTTGGCTTAGTTTGGCGCTCCATTGAGGGGCGCCTTTTTCGTGCCTAATTTAGGGGGAATGAATGAATTGGCCCTCAACAGTTCCCACGACATTTTCCTGCAAGGAGACCATATCTGCCGCATTTCGCGTATGCAGAAGCGCGTCCAGCAGGCGGTTCACTGTCTTTTAAGGACAGAAGAAGGCGAAGCATTCACGAACCGAGAGCATGGCGTCCCCTGGCTTGAAAAGGTCGCGGGGCTTCCCATGAACCATCTTGACGTCGCCCAGAAAATACTCCGCGAGAAGATCGAAAAAGTCGATGGCGTCAAGGAGGTGGTCTCCATAGAAATCAAGGCAGACGGAAGAAACATTTCCGGAAAGTTCAGCGTCCGAAGCAAGGACGATGAATACATCATCGGAGCGTTTTAGATATGGCGATAGGCGCAGTCGCAATCGACAGCAATTCCGGAATTTCAATCAAGAGCTTTCGTGAAATACGCCAGGCCATAGCCACGGCCTTTGTGGAAGTCTTTGGCGCAGGCATCAACCTTGACCCCAGCGCCCCCGACGGGATGCTGGTGGACCTTCTCGCCTATATGTACACGGAACTTGCCCAGGCGATCCAGACTGTAGGCGCAAACATCGACGTTTCCACAGCAACAGGCGCGTTCCTGGATATGCTCGCCTCCATTGCTGGACTTACGCGAAACGAGGGCGAAAGCGACGAATCGCTGCGTGAAAGAATTGAACAGGCGACCTTTGAGGGCTTGGCTACTCCAAACGGGATGCTGACCTACCTTCGCGAAAACATCACCGCCAGCGTCGCCCTCAAGGAAAACTGCGAGGACGTGGAAACCGAAGGTATTCCTCCCCACCATTTCGCCATCTATGTCCCTTCCAGCTTTTCAACCGACATGATTGACCAGACGGATAAGGACTGGATTTCCATTCTTGAGGATGCCACGCGCGAAAACAGCGTGGAAAGCTATATAGCCCAGAAGATTTGGAACTGCAAGCCTGCGGGAATCAAGGGAACAGGAGACAGCTTCGGCATTGCCAGGGATGCGGCAGGTTTCCTTCACAAGGTCTGTTTCCAGTTCATCAAGGGCATCGCCTACAAGGTCAAGGTCTCCATCACGCAATATGATGAGGAAGCCCTACCCACAGACTATGCTGAAAAAATCCAGCAGCTCATTTCAGACTGGGCTTCAAATGAATTTACCAGCGGAAAGGATATCATCCCGCAGAGAATGTGCGTCCCGATCTACAGCGGAATCACAGGCGTGGATGCAATCACGGTCCAGGTCGCACAAGTCTATTCCGAGAACTGGTCCAGCAGCAGAATCCCCGTCAGCGACGACACGACGGTTACAATCGCTGCAGAGGACGTTTCCGTAACGCTGGAGGGATAATGGCTCTCCAACATATAGACAATCTCTGGAAAAAGCTGCAAAGCCTTGTAATCACCCAGTACAAGGAATCCACCAACCTTCTCTCCATGATAGAGAAGGTGACCAACTGTTTTCAGGACATCGAGGACAGCTCCTACAGACTTGCGAACTTCGCGAATATCGAAGAAGCTGACGGGAACTGGCTTGATATTATCGGAAAACTGCGAAACCTGCCGCGCGATGATGGCGAAAGTGACAAAAGCTACCGCGACAGGCTGAAAATCCTTTTCAAGCAGAGTACCGCGGGAACGCCCCAGAACATCATCCAGAATGCGGCGGACCTATCAAAGGACAGAAACCCGCAATACCTTGACGAGGTTGATGGCGTCTTTTTCGTCTATACACCCAAGGGAAAACAGTTAAGTCGCAAGACTGTCGCCTCGTTGGCGCCTGCGGGCGTCCTTGGCTTACCCGGAGCTTCATTCAGACTGACTTCCGGAAAGGCGCTCGCAACGGTGGAACAGCCACACAAGCTCATTCTCGCTGTCGCACAGGACAAGAACATCATCGACAACGGATACCTCTCAAGCGAACAGGGATTGCCCCTGCTAACGGAAGATGGCAGGCACTTCATCCTATAGGAACAGAAAATGACGGAAGAAAATGTCAAGATTTTAGAGCTGGAAGAAAGCACCCTCGCGGAGATCAAGGCGCAGGGCTACGTTCCCGTAAGCATTGACGGAAAAACTTTCAAGGTTCCGGTCGCACAGTTCGCCTCGCTGGCGACTTATTCCTCCAGCACCTACGCCCCCACCGTCCATGGGGACGTAAGCGTGAATACTGTCCGAACACCTACCGTTATCCAGCTGAATGTCGGCGGAGTTGTCGCTGGCTACCTAGTACCCAAAATTGACGTTCCCGGAATCCAGGACATGAAGGTTCTCAAGATTGGCGGACCAAACGGAATCCATTGGGAAGATGATGTTTCTACTTCCGGCGATCACAAGGTTTCCATCGACGAAGATTCTGTCGCTGGCTTCCTGAAAGACATTCTCGTTTCTGACGCGGACGAAATCACGCTTACGCCCATGAACGGCACTTTACGCATCGGACTGAACTTGACGGGAGAAAGTGACCCGAAACTCACCACAATGCCGGAAAGCGAGATTGACAGCAACACAAACAACTATGGCGCCTACGGGCTTCAAGATGGCTTCGAGGAACTAGAATGGGGCGATAACGAGTTCCGTTCCTACAGCTATTGCAACGCTAAAATTTACCAGTGCATGAGAATTTCGGACGCCCAGGGTTCCATCACCAAATGCACCATCGCTCTTGCTGGAAGCGTCCTTGACTGGGCCTGCCTCTGCATCGGGGTCTTTGACACAAGGGGTAATCTGCTGGGCCATACAGGTCTGCGCCACGTCGGCAAGGATTTTACCAGCGGGACGCAGTTCTGTTCTTTTGACATGAGAGAAACATCGCAGGGAACGCTCAAGATCAAGCGAAACACCCGCTACATAGTCCAAGTCTGGTCTGTCGGCGTACAGCTCGCGGCAAAAGATCGCGAGAACGCGAACTACCTCTACGATTTTGACCTCCGTCAGAACCTGGAATCAACCCTCGGCAACAGCGTTGACTTCATGGACCCCATCAACGGTTCTTTCAACACAGCCGCAAAGATTCCATTCATTTCCTTCGGCGCTTCCGACGTGTAGCAAGGAGACTTCATAATGGCAGAAAATATTACAACCCTTTTGGAACTGTTGGACGCTGGCGAACTTTCCGAAAACGACCTCATCTACATCGTCCATGGAAGTGGAAGCAACCGAGATAGAAAGCTGAAACTTTCCAGACTGCAGCTGCATTGTGCCAAGGTAATCGTCAATTCCGAGGATGAATACCCAGCCCCCCTTGAACAGAAATTTTCCCTGTCGGACAGCCCGGAGCATCGTCATGGCGATATCTGGTTTTCTGTCATTGATACGCGAGGAGGCAAACAGCTTTCCACAACAATCCGCGACAACCGAATCACAACGGAAATGCTAAAGGACAACGCTGTCACGGAAGATAAGATTGCAAAAAACGCCATCACCTCCGACAAGATTTGGAATGTAAGCGGTGACAATATCGATTTCTCTGCAAGCAAGGGAAGCAAGAGCGTCACAATCACAGGCGGCGGTTCCGCAAGTACCGTTCTGGCGGACGTTACCTTGTTCAATCCAGTGTATTACAGAGGCTTCTATGACTTTACCATTGGATTCAAGAACATCACTACCTATCCGCTTTCCCATGCAGTCGTGAAGCTGTTCGACAGGAACAATAATCTTGTGGACTCCTTCGACTTTTCCGGCTACACGGATCAGGAATGGCACTACGGACGAATCGTCGGAAGATACGCTTTCGGAGGTAGCGAGGACCATTCAAATCTCTATCTCAAGCTGGAAGGCGACACCAATTTCAGCGGTTCCAGAAGTCCCCAGGTAAGCTGGCGCGGATATGTCATTCCGTAAGGAGCAACCATGGAAATTACAGGACTTGACGTAGGCGCGGTAGCCACCGCCATAGGCGCTGTCGTGAAAGCACTTCACTCCGACAGCAAGGTTGCCTCGGCAAAGAAAAGCATCGACGAAAGATTTGCAGTTCTTGAGGAACGCATGAAGCATAATGACAAACGTCTTGATGATGGGGATTCCAATTTCAAGAGTCTCGACAGCAAGATTGACAGGATGAACGAATCATTGAACCAGCTTATCGGAGAAATAAGGGCGGGTCACAAGTGAAACAGGAACTCCATGTAACGGCAATCGAGGCCCCTCCGACCTGCTGGCTAAAGAAACGTGATTGCTATTTGCTGCAAATCGCAACGAAAGTCTGCGTTTCGTACACGCTGGACGGAAAGGAATACAAGGTCATATTCAAGTTCAAGCCAGACTATAAATGCGACGGTTTAAGTGTTCCCAAGATTTTCCAATGGTTCTTGCCTAGCTGGGATGATAACAACAAAATCTACAACTGGGCAGGCATCATTCACGATGCACTTTACGGAAACAAAGGTTTTGGCGTTTTCTCGCGGGAGCAATGCGACAGCATCTTCCGAGGCATCCTCCGTATTTCCGGAATAAGCCGTTTCAAGGCTGGCTGTGCCGATAAGGCACTGGAATGGTTCGCCTGTCTGCACTGGGGTGACGATAACCTCAAATGTTCAAAACTTGTCACGATGGAGAAAGTATGATCGCCAAGGAAATAAAGAACTTCACGCTGGCTGAAATGCTGGTGACGAACACAGGTCTCCCAAACTTTCCCTCAACCCTTGAGCAGCTGGAAAATGTTCTGGAAACAGCCAAGAGACTTCAAACTGTAAGAAACCTGTTTGGACGCGCCATCCGCGTAAACAGCGTGTACCGTTCCAGGCTGGTAAATGAAGCTGTGGACGGTTCAAAGACTTCCATGCACCTGCAGGCGCTTGCAGCGGACATTTGCGCCTATTCCGGAAAGGAGAGCGACAATCGCGAGCTTTATGCGCTTCTGGAAAGCAAGATGAAGGAAATGCAGATTGACCAGTTGATTATGTATAACAAAAAAGCCGGGGACAAATCCTCGACCATTAAGTTCATTCATGTCGGCTGGACTGTTGGAACACCCAGAGGACAGAAACTGTTCAAATGACGCAGAAAATCCACCAGAAACGGTGGATTTTTTCATCTATCAACAACTTTTTTGAGGAAAAATCAAAAAAAGCTTGACAATGTTTTTTTTGTTTACATTAGGAAATGCAGAAAAATATTCTGCAGTGCTGTTCGGTCAGCCTCAACCACAGCATCTGCAAAAGAGGCTTTGAATAAGAAGGTTAAACATGATTTCTACTGCATACGAACATAATGGCTGGGTTGAAATTTATGATGAAAATAATAATCGATCAGCATCCATTTACCTTGGGAGTGGTGATCATCTCCAAGGATTCACATCGACAACCGTTTCAATAAAGGCAAATGGTTGGATTGAAGTTTATGATGAAAACGGAAATAAAAAGGATTCCCACTACGTTGGATAACATTCCATCTTCAAGCGAAAAACCTCGCTCAGTTTTGAGTGAGGCTTTTTAAATCATGCAAAAAAAGGGAAAAGACCATGGAAACTACTAAAGAAATCGGGCAAGTTCTTTTAAAAATAATCAAAGTTCCATTTAAGGTTCTTTGGGCGATCTTAAAACGACTCCCTGCCTTTTTAGAAAAACTTTCAAAACTCATGGAAGATTTAAGCAAGAGTATGCCATAATTATTTGTTGCCAAAACCCAACTCAAAATCCGCTGTTTCGGCGGATTTTTTTGTTTATCCACAACTTTTTTGAGAAAAATTCAAAAAACACTTGACAATGTTTTTTTTTGTTTACATTAAGGATGGTCGGAATGAACTGATCGAAAACACGAGAGGAAAAAATATGGGATTTTTTGATAAGCTATCGAATTTTGCTTCCAAGTGTGCAGAAACCTCCGCAAGAAGCTACGAAAACGCAGCAAGAAGCGGCTATGTCGGTGATCGCAAACTGAGCAGTTCTCAAAGAAACATTGCAAATCAAAAAGCTGCTGGTCTTTACGAAGCAGCAGAAAGATTGCGCAGAGATGACTAGAGGTTCCTAAATGGTCCAAATGACAGAAGCTGGAAAAGAGCGTCTGCTAGCTCTCAGAAAGAAACAAGCTGATAGAGAATGGGCAAAGGCAAAGCAGGGCGAAGGCGGAGAACATTACGCCAGAGCTAAACACCTCTACGCGTCCCTAGAAAACATTCGCAATCACGAAGCGAAGTAAGAATTTAGCCTCGTTCCAGATGGAGCGAGGCTTTTTTGGAAACAATCTATTATTTGCCCCAGAGATGTTCTTTTACAAGTGCAAATAATTCCCTATGCAAGTCCACCGGGAAGAAATTCGAGGGATGCTTCATACACCAAAAAGGAACTGGCGGATATTCATCAATGGTAAACAGGTGAAGTTTGCCTGGAACTTGCCAAATTTGTTTCCGATCATGAGGGAGCCATTCCCATTCCAGCCTACTATAACCCCAACCCACAACCAAATCCGGTTTCAGGATTTCCAATACTTCTGCTAAAGCCTTGCGTGATATTTCTACAAGCTGTGGAGTCAGAAATGCCTTGGATCGATGATTGCCTTCACCAACTGTTTCTTGAAAATAGTTGTAGAATGCAATTTCTCGGTAAACCTTGTATGAATCCCTATTGGAACATTCAGCTAGAACACGGGCTGTATTATCAAAGCCTCGTGTGTAGCGAGGAAAACCCTTACCATCTATTTTAGGCAAAAGATAATCATCACCCACAATCCAATTCGTAAAATCACGATTGGAATTTATGGTTTTGGAACCATAGTGAGATTCTCCCAATACAAGAATTTTATGTGACGCAGAAAAATAACTTTCACCCACAAAGGGGTAAAAGTTCACATATTCAGCATCCTTGAACAGCTCCGAGACATTAGCAATGGAAAACATAATTCAAACCATATTATGCAATTCTAGTTTCTACAATTCAATCATGTTTTCTTCGAGCCATCTTTTTTGGAACGATCTTCTAGCGGCCCAACAAATGTCATTTATATACTGAACATTCATCGTGGCTCCAATGCCAGCGCCAATGAAGGGAATGGCTTGCAATGCTTTTCGTTTTGTGATGTTGATACCCAGTTGTTTAGCAAGGTTTTTGACCGCGATAATTCCCGCTTCTTTGCTTAATTGTTTTTCAGCCGCGGTTTGCGCCATCTTTTTCCAAGTCTGTTTCAAAATGGTTTGTTGAATTTCACGCATTGCCAAAACAGAAGCGGCTTTTTCAGCAGGATTGTTTGCACCCGCGGAAGAAAGAGCCATCATCACAAACTTTTCATCTTCAGAAGTCTTTGCCTCATATCCATAGCAAAGTCCAACTTTATGTATTGAACGGAGCGAGAATGTAATTAACGCAGGAATATCGACAGCCATGCCAGGCAAGCCAAAATATCCTGCAGCGCCGCCTTCTACGGCTGCAATTCCTAAAGCCCAGTTGTGGACGCTATTGGCGAGTCCATCACAGACTTCCAGATTTACATGTTTCAAATCTTCAATTGACGAAACCTTGCCATCCCTAAGAATGTCCTTCGTATCCGCAAGAAGATTCCCTGCGCCATTTGCTAAACTTAGCGCACCTTCAATAGCCTTTTGAGGAACTAACTTCTGAACAACCCAAGCCACTGGTTTACTCACCACTCCAAAAGCCTGATTCACTACAGAAGGCGGCTCTTTCTCCCAGGTAGTAATAGCTTCGATTTGTTGTTTTTCATAAACAGAAGGTTTTTTTAATTCTTCATTTTCCATAAGTATCACTCAAAAATTTTGAACTACATAGCTTCGTGATTTCCGCCCTTAGAGCAAGGATTGTTGACTAGTGTCCAAAAGTCACTGCTCTGGTAGCCACATTTCTTACAATGATAGGGGCCTTTTTCATGTCCTTCATATGCTTCATGATTTCCGCCCTTAGAGCAAGGGTTGTTTACCAGAGTCCAAAAATCATTGCTTTGGTAGCCGCACTTCTTGCAGTGATACGGGCCATTTTCATGTCCTTCATATGCTTCATGATTTCCGCCCATAGAGCAAGGGTTGTTTACCAGAGTCCATAAATCACTGCACTTATAGCCGCATTTCTTGCAAAAATAATCCATATAATAACTCCTTAAAATGAAATTTCAGATAGTAATGTAAACAAAAAAAAACAAAGTCAAGTTTTTTTTGAATTTTTTAAGGAAAAACTAAAAATTGACAAAAAAATCCTCGCTCCACTTGGAACGAGGCTTTTTTTATGCACTTTCCTTCGGCTTGTTCTTTGAACCCTTGGGCCTGCCTCCCTTCTTTCCGTTTTCTGCGGAAGAAGGCTTCGGTCGGCTCCCTATCATCTGTGAATGAATGGATCGCACCTGTGCATCCGTCAAGATCGCTCCACAGCAGGGACATTTAGCAGGCATCTGTTTCTCCGATATTTTTCGATAGTCAAAGGATAGTCAATAGTCATTTGATTTATAAATGAGTTCTGCCCCATTCAAAAACCTAACTAAAGTTAGGTTTTCTTTTTTTGAGTGTAAACCCACAAAAATTTGACTTCTATGCAAATAATTTTATTTACAAACAATTATTATTGCATTATATTTAATTGAAATTGCATAGGATTCAATTTTTATGGATATAAAAGAAGTTCCAATTTCGGACATAAAGCCATACGAGAATAACCCCCGCAACAATGAGATGGCGATTGAAAAGGTTGTCGCCAGCATCAAGAATTTCGGCTTCAAGGTTCCAATCATCATCGACCGCGATAATGTAATCGTCTGCGGCCATACCCGCTACCTCGCCGCCCAGCAGCTGGAAATGGAGAAAATCCCCTGCATCATGGCGGACGATCTCACCCCAAACCAGGTCAAGGCCTTCCGACTTGCCGACAATAAGGTGGCGGAAGCTAGTGGCTGGGATTTTACGAAGCTCAATGAGGAATTGTCCTTCCTCAACGAAATCGCATTTGATGTCGAACAGTTCGGCTTCAACCCAAGCGAGGACGTGGACTTCGACAGTTTCCTTACCAACGAGGAAAATCCGGAAAAGAAGCCCAAGACAATCACCTGCCCCCACTGTGGAAAGAGCTTCGAGAAATAATGCTTCTCCACATGGCAACAGATGGACTCGTAGGCGATTTCTACACAAAGTTCCCCAAGAAGGAACTCAATATCCTTACGTCCTTTGAATACAAGTCGTCGCTCATGGGCAACGACGTTCGTGAATTTAACCACTTCATCGCGGATAGTGGCGCCTTCACAGCCATGGCGAGCGGAAAGAAGATTGACGACAAGTACATCGACGCCTATATCGACTGGATCAAGTGCGAGCATATCGACAACTATATCGAAATGGATATTGACGAGATTGTGGGCTACGAGAAGGTCAAGGAAATCCGAAACCGCATAGAACGGGCCACAGGCAAGCAGAGCATCCCCGTCTGGCATCTTGGACGCAAGAAGGAAGGCTGGCTAGACATGGTCCAAAACTTTTCCTACGTCGCGCTCTCGCTTTCCGGATTCACGGATTCCAGCAAGTGGCTCAAGGCAAATGACTGGAAGCCCCTCCACTTCTTCCTGGAAACGGCTGCGAAGTACAACACGAAGGTTCACGCGCTGGGCTGTACGAACTGGCCCCTTTTGCGCAAGTTCCACTTTTTCAGCAGCGATTCAAGCACCTGGAGCCTCGGCGAAAGGTACGGAAACTGCTTCCTCTTTCAGGATGGAGTCATGAAGAATATCCATCTGCCAAAGAAATTCAAGAAGGACAAGAAAACTCTTGGATTCCACAACAAACAACAATGGTTCAAGGCAATGCAATATGCAAAAATCAAAATGTGATGCGGTGTTGCTGCTATCCGGCGGGATTGACAGCACGACTGTTCTGGAACAGCTTACGAAACAGGGCAAGAAGGTTTTCTGCCTCATTTTCGACTACAAGCAGACATTATCCAAGGAAATCGCCTATGCCGCGCAGAACGCGAAGCGACTGAAACAGCCCTACAAGATTATCTCCATCGACCTGGGGTTTGCCGGAAGCAAGTGTTCTCTGATTTCCAAGACGAAGATCAGCGTAAACAGGGACTTCAAGCAGATAGATTCCTCCATACCCACAAGCTATGTGGAGTTCAGGAACGGAATCCTGCTCTCTTACGCGGTCATGTTCGCGGAAGTGAACGGCATAGGCGAAATCTACGGAGGCTTCAACGGGCTTGCAAGCGGTCAATACTATGACGACACCCTTCCCTTCATCAAGGCATTCGAGAAGGCTGCAAACCTTGGCACAAGCCCAGCCTTCAACGTCCGTATCCGCGCACCCTTCTCCATGATGGAAAAGGCTGAAATCGTCAAGGCCGGGCGCAAGATCGAAATCGACTATGAAAAGAACACCTGGAGCTGTTACAACAATGGAGACCGCCATTGTGGAAAGTGCGACAGCTGCAAACAGCGCGAACGCGCTTTGAAACTGGGAGGCTGTGAAAATGGCTAGGACCTACAGGATAAACACAATCTTTTTCAGCATCCAGGGCGAAGGCAAGCGCGTGGGAACGCCGCAGGTCTTTGTGCGTTTCAGCGGGTGCAATATGAAATGCCCCTTCTGCGATACGGATCATGAACCTTTCACGGAAATGACCGCGGAACAGATTATTGCAAAGGCAAAGGAAGTTGGCGGAAATTGCCGAAGCGTCTCCTTCTGCGGAGGCGAGCCGACGCTCCAGCTTGACGCGGAACTTATCAAGGCCTTCGAAGGCTGGTACAAGTCCATCGAGACGAACGGCACAAAGCCAGTTCCCGCAGGGATTGACTACATCGTTTGCAGCCCCAAGACAAGCAGGATCGAGCCGGACAATATCGACGAGCTTCGTTTCGTCATAAAGGCTGGCGAACCGTTACCTACCCCATGCAAGACAGCGAGAAGAATGTGCCTTTCCCCCTGTTTTGATGGCGACAATCTTGTTCGCGAGAATCTTGACCACTGTATTGAGCTGGTCAAGCAGAATCCGGGCTGGATTCTTTCACTTCAATGGCACAAGTTCATAGGAATCGAATAATGTTCAAGGTAAGCAAGCGTTTTGAAATCGCAGGCGCGCACCGTCTGGAATTACCCTACGAAAGCAAGTGCAACGGCCTCCACGGACACAACTGGATTATTACGGTCTGTTGCAAGAGCAAGACCCTGAACGCCCAGGGAATGGTCGTGGATTTCAAGCAGATCAAGCAGAGCATTTCCGAGAAGCTGGACCACGCCTACATCAATGACGTAGTCCCGTTCAATCCGACTGCGGAAAACATCGCAAGATGGATTTGCGAACAGGTGCCGTTCTGCTATCGCGTCGTCGTACAGGAAAGCGAAGGAAACATCGCGGAATATGATCGAGAAGAAGAAAATTGAGAGCCTGGTAAGACAGCTTCTCCAGGCACTCAACGACAATCCGAATCGCGAGGGGCTTCGGGAGACGCCCCGCCGCGTTGCGGACTATTATGCGGAAATGTTCGAAGGCCAGAACTACACCAACGAACAGATTGCAAGGAAGTTCGGCAAGTGCTTCAAGCAAAAGACGGACGGGCAGATTGTCAAGGTTGACGATATAACGATTTTCAGCCACTGTGAGCATCATCTGGCGCTCATGTACGACATGAAGGTTTCCATCCGCTACATTCCCCATGGCAAGGTTCTCGGACTTTCCAAGTTCGCCCGTATCGCGGAAATGGTGGGAAAGCGTCTCCAGCTCCAGGAAAAGATAGGAAGCGACATTGCCGAGGTCATTCACCTTGCGACTGGTTCAGAGGACGTCGAAGTGAGCATCGAAGGAAAGCACGCCTGTGTCACAGCAAGAGGCGCAAGGAACGTCTCCATGGTGACTCGGACTGTTCATTCCAGCGGAGTTTTCCGCAATCACTTGACCTCGAACGTCACCGAATCAATCAGCTGATGAGTGTCGATGAGGGGCGTCGGACTGTCGTTCTTCTCCCTGCGTCGCGCGATAAGCGTAGCCTCATGCAACGCCTCGTATCTTGCGCTGTCGCGCATGGCGAGCGTGATGCAGTCCTTCAATCTTACGCCCAGCTCAAGGCATAGGGCATCAATATCGAACTTTCCAGCAATCACAAGGGGGATATACTTCTGTTCGATCTTTGGCATCAAGGCCCTGTACCGCTCCATGGCGAAGCGCAGGAACGGACGCGCGGGAATGGCGCTATAGTGGACGCCCTCAAGGGTTGTCCCCTCCTTGCGTCCGTAATTCAGCGTTCTCGCGATAAGCGCATTGGATGGAGGCTCGCGCAGAGCCGCAGTCCTCTTTCCCGTTTTTCTCCGGTAGTCCAGATTCTGCTTCGCCTTTCGCGCGGTGCCGTTGGAGTCTATCCAGCCAGCGACAATCGTCTTTTCGTTCAGCTGCTTGAGCGCATTGAACTTCATGCGCAGTTCTTCAAATGTGGTAATAGCCATGGAATCCGTATATAAAAAATTCTTTCGTGAAGGGAGCCAATGGCTGAAAAAGACCAAATAACACAAAAAACGGACTACCTCACCGTAAAGGAGGTCGCAAAGAAAATCGGCTTCAACCCGTTTACCGTCTATGAGTGGATTCATACGCGCGGGATGCCAGTACGTCGCAGTTGCAAGCGCGGACGCATTACCATCTACTGGCCGGATTTTCTGCGCTGGTGGAAGGACTTGAGGAACGACTAATGTATGAACGAACCAGTGGATATGAGACAGCTCGGCAAGCTGGGAGGGCTTGCCGCGTCCAGGAGCAAGCAGAAGGCCAAGGAGGCGCGCGAGGTCGCTAGGAGCGTTCTCGGCACCAGGTTTTCGCTTGGCGAAGGAAAGCTCAAGGAATCACTGAGGAACATAGGAATCCAGGTCGACAAGCCGATCCAGATTCGAGCAGCCATCCTTTCTGTCATGAGTGGCATGGCACTTTCTGGAAACATCAAGGCGGCTCGTTTCGTCTTTGACATAGCGGAGGAGACACAGGATTCAAAGCTCACGCGCGCAAAGCGCAAGATGCTCGACAAGATGGTGGACTGCCCGGATACAGTCGCGATCGACGCCAACGGAGAAATCCCAACTCCGGAAGAACTGGGTGAAATCAGAAGGCAGGCTCGCGAACTAGGCATCTACGAAAATGACTCCACAGATTGAATCGCTTGCCAGAAGCAACCTGCTCGCCTTCGTCAAGGCGACAATGCCAACCTATAGCATCGGCTGGGTTCACAGGGAAATCTGTGCAAGGCTCATGGGATTCTTCGTGGACGTCATGGAAAGGAAAAGTCCGCGCCTCATCCTGACAATGCCTCCGCGACACGGAAAGAGCCAGCTAGTCTCCAAGCATTTTCCGGCCTGGTGCTTTGGCGTCAATCCGAACATTTCGTTCATGGCCTGCAGCTATAGCGACAGCCTTTCAAAGCGAGTCAATAAGGACGTGCAGAGAATCATGGACTCGAACGAGTTCCATAGAATCTTCCCCAAGGTACACCTCCCCCCGCGAGGAAGCCGATTCACACGCTCCACCAACCTTATCGAAATTCCCAACTACACAGGAAGTTTCAGAAGTACGGGTATCGGGGGAAGTATCACGGGCATGGGCTGTGACATTCTCGGTATCGACGACCCGTTGAAGGACAGACAGGAAGCAAACAGCATCACGATCCGTGACAGGGTTTGGGACTGGTACACGTCAACAGCCTATACGCGACTTTCCCCAGGCGGAGGCGTTCTGGTCACGCTGACGCGCTGGCATGAGGACGACCTTGCAGGAAGATTGCTCAATGCCATGAAGCGTGGCGATGGAGACCAGTGGACGGTAATCAACTACCCCGCTATCGCGGAAGTGGACGAACCCCACAGAAAGATTGGAGAAGCACTCCACCCGGACAGATACCCCGTGGAAATGCTCCAGAAGATTCGGGCAAACGTCGGAAGCTACGACTGGAACGCACTCTACCAACAGCATCCCGCACCAGTCGGCGGGAGCATCATCAAGAGGGAATGGCTGCAGGAATATGAAATCCTGCCAACCGTTTTCGACAAGATCATTCAAAGCTGGGACTTCACCTTCACGGACAGCGCCTCCAGCGACAACGTGGCGGGAACTGTCTGGGGAAAGGTAGGCGCGCGATACTACCTCATCGATTGCGTCTGCGAGAAGATGGATTTCGTCTCCAGCATAAGGACTTTGCAGAGGGTCACAGTGAAACACCCAAGGGCATTGAAAAAAATCATAGAAGACAAGGCCAACGGCCCTGCAATCATAAGCGCATTGAAGAACCAGATCAGCGGAATCGTCCCCTACACTCCGCAAGGTTCAAAGGAAGCGAGAGCCTTCGCTGTCAGCCCCCTCTTTGAGGCTGGCAACGTGTTCATCCCCAAGCAGGATGCAGAACACCCCTGGGTTCGCGACTACATCGAGGAACTCGTCTCCTTCCCCACAGCGCCTCACGACGACCGCGTGGACTCTACCACGCAGGCGCTCAACTACCTATCGACCGGGACAGGCTCCGGCATGGTCAGCTTCATCTAACAGGAGTATCATTCATGAATACAGAGAAGATTCAGGACGGTGCCTACGGCAACTTTGTCACAGGAATGGGTCGAAAGGACACCGACAAGACGGAAGACACATTTGCAAAGCCCTATGGCGGAACGGACCTCCAGGAACTTGCAAGAATGAAGGTACAGGACGGTATCGCGGCAAGAATCGTGGAATGCGTTCCGGAAACAGCCTTCAAGCAGGATATTTCCATCATCGGTGACGAAGACGGGACTGTCCTCAAGGAATGTCTCGCCCTTGGGCTTATCGAGGCGCTACAGGTCGCTGGAGAATACCAGCGACTCACGGGAGGCGCGCTCATTGTCACGGAATACGAAAACGACCTGGATGCGGCAAACCTTATCAACCCGCCCTCCCCAAGTGCGAAAGTAAAACAGTACCGAGTCTATAGCACGGGAAAGGTGGAGCTGGAGGCCAGCGACTTTGAGGGCGACAATCCACGCCTGTTCCGCGTCTCGCTTCTGGACGGTCAGCGCAGGGACATTCACCCTTCAAGATGCACCGTGATCCACGGAAAGAAGGCTCCCGACCTTCTCCAGGGAGTTTCCCTCCGCGAAAGGTTCTTCGGTTCCCCTGCCCTCAAATCCTGCGAACATAGCCTAAAGAACCTCGCCAACGTCATGGCAAGCATCGTAAACATGGCTTCCGAAACTGGCGTCATGCTCTTCTCGCTGGAAGGGTTCAACGAAATGCTTTCAAAGCCGGATTGTGGTATTAGGGACGCCCAGGAACTCATGAGCCTAGTAAAAGTATCCATGAGTTCCTTCCGGGGCGTTTTCAGCGGAGCAAATGACAAGTTCCAGATTCTCAGCCACAACTTTGCAGGCCTTCCGGAAATTCTGCAAAAGGCGATGAACATGGTCAGCGCGGATTCCCGCATCCCCATGAGTATCCTTTTCGGACAGAGCGCGACCGGACTCGCCCAGACGAACGAGGGCGACACCAAGGCCTATGGCGAGCTGGTGGAAAGCTGGCGCTCACGCTACCTCTACCGTCCCGCAGCAAGGCTCATCGAGGAACTTGCACAAAGGAACTGTCATTCCCCCTGCTGCGAGTTTGAATGGGGTGCAGTTTCCGTCATGTCCTTGAAGGAGGAACTGGAGGCTTTGAAACTGCAGAGCGAAACGCTCAACATCTACTATCAGATGGGAGCCATCGACGCGGACAGCATCCGCGACAGCATCTTCGTAAACGGTCACAGCTGGAAGGTAACGGTAAAGGAATAGCGAAATGGCAGGCAGCTTTCTCAATTTCGTAAGGAACGTGGAACGCATCGGACAGAAGAAGCGTGGACGCAGACCCATTTTCAGCGCCCACCAGTTCTATCCCAGCGCAATCGAGGCAGACCTGCAAAGGGCGACACGCGAGGAATTTGCGCGCGCCCTTGAACAGAATATCCAGATTGCCCTCATGGGCTTTGTGGACGACCTGGACGATCTTGCGAAAGCGACGACCGAACTCTCTCCAGAATTTGTCAAGAAGGTTTCCAGCCTTGCCGACGCCCTTGGCGTAAAGACGGGCTGGAATTTCAGCGAATACTCCAAGATGCTCGTCGGACAGCCCTATTTCCCCCCGGAAGCGGAAAAGTCCATCTTTGACGCCTGGAAATCCAATTTCCAGCAGCTCTGCATCAGCGCGGAAACGGAAGCCAAGGCAAAGATTTCAAGGCTCGCGACAGACGCAAGGATGAAAGGCTGGAGCAAATCGCAACTGGAATCTGCGATTCGCAGGGAATTGCCGTTTGAAACCAAACACCGAGCAGAACTTATCGCCAGAACGGAAATGGGAAAGCTCAACAGCGCGGCAAACCTATCCATCTACAGGAAGGTCGGAATCCAGTATTACGTCTGGATGACAACCTTGGACGGGCGCGAACGCGACAGCCATGCAAAAATGAACGGTTTGATCTGTAGCGTCGACAATCCGGACGTCTATTACGAGGAAACCCCGGAAGGGCTTGTGGAACACCAAAGAACCTCGGATATGTTCCACGGAACGCCCGGCGAGGATTTCCAATGCCGTTGCAGCATGGTCGCCTGGGAGCCAGAAATCGACGGGAAATACCAGGTCAGACAGCCGGAACCTCCACAGCAAAGCGCAAGCGAGGCTGCAAGCGTCCAGCTTGAAAAGATGGAACAGACTATCGCCCAGCAAGAAAAACAGCTGCAGGCGCTTAAAATGGAGCAGGAAACGCTGTTATCCAGGCAAAGGCTCATCCAGGCCGCAGAAAAACGCCACGAAAGGACGCCCCAGCAGATCGCGGATATCCAAAACCGCTGGGAAGAAAGGCTCCGCAGGCGCAGAATTGCCGAAATTGCCCAGAAAAGGCATGAAAAAAGGACTATTTCACAGGAAAACGCCATCAGGAAGGAGCTGGAACGCAGAACAGCCATCCGTACAGAGGCGCACAAGCTGTTACAGGAAGCAAACGGGCTTCATGGATTGTCCGGTAAGGACGAACTGGAAAAAGCCCTGCAGAAGGGCGGCAAAAGCGCCTACAGCGAAATGGAAGCCCAGAGCGCCAAGCTGGAGGAATCCCTCAAGAAGCTCAAGGCCTGTACCTACCTTGAGGACCCGATCCAGGTCGCCAGGGATTTCGACTATGACACAGCCATTCTAGTCAATGATTCCGTCAAGAAGAAACTCGACGGGATGCCCCGTTCCCTTTCCAGCCGAAAGCATGACCTTGAATTTGAAATCAAGTGGGTGGAGGACCATAAGAAGTATTCCAGCTGGAAGGTCGCACAGGACGCCTATAAGAAGGCGCTTCGCGAGGTGGAACAGAAAATCCTATGGGAATCCGACATTCAACGCGTGGACGAAATCAAGGACTTTCTTGCCAAGCATCCGAAATCCGGGATCATCAAGAAGCTGGCGGAGGATATGGACGCCGCGATTGCAAAGGGTGACGCCGCAGCAAGAACGGAGCTTCAACAGCTGTTGAAGAAGGCCGAAACAAGAAAGGCTGAAATCGAAGCCAAGGAACTTCGCGAACGCTTGAAGAAGATCAAGAGCGGAACGGCTGGGGGCGTCCCGTTTGGGAATGTAACCCTGCCGGAACTCAAGGCAACCATGGGAACAAACCTCCCCAAGACGCTTGAACATCTGGACGACGCCATCGCCAAGTATGAAAAATCCAGAAAGTACGGTTCGGACACAAAGAAGTACGCCAAGGAAATCGAAGCCAATATGAAGATGCTTTTCCAGCAGCATGACCTGGGAATGCACATTGACGACGATATTCTCGAAAAGGTATTCACCAGCCATTTCAAGAACACGTTTGAAACGGGAAGCTCCGGCGGTTATTGTGGTCCAAGTCTAAACGCGGACGGTTCAATCAAACAGTCTCACGCGCGTTTGGGCGCCGCCCATAACCTTTTTGGCCTTGGTTCCACCGACAGAGCAAACCAGCTCAAGATCGGCCAGTACGAAAAATACGGAAACCTGCTGGACCACGACAAACTTCGCGAGTTCAAGTCCCACAATCCGGCCACGCAGTACGGAAATGTCACAGTTCGTTTCAAGAAGGATAAGGTCGTCTGCACCTGGACTGCTGGCGACAGCCTCGGCGAAACTTACCAGCCCAGCCTCGTCACTGATCCAAAGGCTGTTTCCTATGACGACATGAGTGAAAGGAAATTGCCAAAACTTGGAACTGACACTTCCAACATGGCGAACTTCCGAGACAACAATATCCGAAGCTACCTGGAACTACAGTTCCATGGCGACGTCACGATTGATTGCGTAGAATCCCTCACCTACCCCTATGACTTGATGGATAAGGCTAGGGCCAAGCATCTTGAAACAGCCAAGAAATGGCAAAGCATCGGAGCAGAGGTTTATTACATCAAGAACGGAAAGCTGGAGAAGTTGTAGGATAAACCAAAGACTCAAGAAGCCGTTTGACTACCCTTACCCAATTTTTTCAACCTAAAGAATTCCTCGCGTTTAGCAACGAATTCCACTATCAGCTGTTTTAATTCGACTGTACTGACAGTTTCCTCGTTGATTATACCCTCAGCCACATCATCTTCATCTGGATAAAGATATTCTACTCTTGAACAATCTTTATGAATCTCGACAAAGCAAATATTTCCACTCACCTCAGCTCTTTCAAATTTATCTGAAAGGACTAGATCAATGTGTTCCAGAAAAGTCCCCAACAAATCACATTCACTGGAAAGGAATACACTTATCAAGGAATGTTCCTTACCAAAATCGAAAATGATATCCGTCTTTTCTCCGTCATGGACAATGTGTTCAATAGTGTACTTCATAATTTATTTCCCCCTAATCGGAAAAGCTGTCCTTATTTTACCTGTGTTTTTATGAACGATAACTCGTATCGTTATTCCCGATAAAGACACTCCTTCAAGAATGGTTGGTCTATGTGGATTGACTGGGGTTGCGTTTGAATAAGAGTGATTGATTTCGTTCACCACCTGTTGTGGAGACCAATTTCGAGGAAAGAAGGAGGATTCTTGAGCTTTAACCAGAATTTTCCCGTGATATTCCTTCATTACTTTGCCATAGTAAACTCCATTTTTATCAGGAGCTGTTTTGGAACCGGGAATTATCCTCGCCGTATTTCCACGAACGCCTTCATGATGATATCCTTTTAATTCTCCTTTTTCGTTCACCTCTCCCCTAAATATATGATTTAAGGCTTCTTTTGTAAACGACTGGGTATTTTCCAGTTGGTTCAAAATTGCAGCAGGTTCCCTCGGCTCTTCGGAATTGAGCTGCCGAAACAGCTGTTCGATTTCATTTTCGATTTCTTCTACATGCTTTTTGTTTTCAAGTTGTTCAAGACTAAGGTAAACACTCTCCCTAGTGCCACTGGCAAGATTAGTACAGCTTACGCGCATTTCTTCCCCCTTCTTTCCTTTGCAAGAACAATATTCCTCTCCTTCAGCATATTGGGTGGAACCTTAACGTCGATTCCTTTCTGGCGTGCGTAAGCGAAAATTTCATCAACAGCATGGTTATCCTTGCACACATCATAAACAAGAATTGACTTTAGCTTCAGTGTATCTACGGTTACCCTTACAGCCTCCATTAGAACACTCTTTTCGTAGGGATCGTCAACACAACCTTTGGTACTAAACGCAACTACGCTACAATCCTGCAGGCCCTCAAGCACCCAAGCAAGATGTTTCAAGTTCGGAAAGGTAATCAGCGGAATCACAGATATCCCCATTTCCTGGTTTAACCATAAGGAAATAATTCGAGATCGCTTCAACCTATACAAGTTTTCAATGTGGTCAACATCACCGCACTGCGAACAATCTGGAGCGATGGCAAATCGAACGCCCTTGAACCGTTTCCTAAATTTTTCCAGGTCTCGTTTATTGTCATAGTAGATAGCATTGTAAAGTCCCCGCTGCCCATCAAACGTATCATCATAACTGAAAAATGAAACAGCAGTAAAAGGAGTGCGATGATAATCACCAGGCTGCTGATATACGGCGATGTAATCTGGCAGCACCTTCGTATGACAATGCATTTCCGGGAGATCAAACTCCCCGCGCATAGTCGTCTTGAGTAAGTATTTTAGGTAGTGGAGTAGTAGCCGCTTCACCAGAAGCAGCGGATTTTTCTTTTGCATAAGAAATTTCCTTAAAAGAAAAAATGTTGAATTTTACCGAGGCATCATCAATATGTGTGGTAGCATTTAGGCAGCCTTGCTAGATGATTCTCTCGATTCCGATTCCCATTCGTAGGCTATCTTTACATCTACATAGGAACAGCTCAACATTATCAGCGACAGCATGTTGTTCATATTCCTGAAGCCATAGGCAGTCCGTATCAGTAGCTTTATCTTGTTGTTCGTCGCCTCGATCCTTGCGTTTGACACGCCTAGCCTGATTGTGTTGAGGATTCCGTCGTAGTTGCGCTTGATCTTTGCGTACAGATCCTTTACTGAGCCGATGCGTGAGTGACTTGCCCGCCACAGCCACCTGTCCAGATTTTCCCTGGCATCGGCATAGCCCATCTTCAGGATGATGCGCAGCTCCTCCTTGAGCTGGTATGCCCTGTAGAGACGCGGATAGCGGCTGGCTATGAGCTCTATTTTTCTCTGCTGGCTTTCGTTAAGGTTTTCCGGAGCCTTGCCCAGAGCGTACCTGGAGTTCTTTATCCCCTCCGCGGTGCGGTCCTTCGGGACGCTGTCCTTCGTGGGCCTGCCTCGGCCCCGTTTCGGATTGCGGTTTTCCTTGCGGGCCTCCCTCCAGGCTTCCACACGGACCTTGTCCAGGGCATCTGTCGCCCACTGTACGACATGGAAGCTGTCCACGCACCGCTCGGCATTGGGCAGGAACTCCTCGATGCTTGACCTTATCCACTTGGCACCATCACAAGTCACAAGCTCCACGCCCTTGCGCTGCTCTTCGCTGAGATCCCTCATGAAGATGTCCAGCACCTCCTTCCCGTAGCCCTCGTGCACCCAGATCACGCAGCGCCTGTCGTGATCCACTACCACCGTTATGTACTTGTGCCCTTTCTTGTAGCTGGTCTCGTCGATGCCTATGCGCCTGAAGATGCAGCCTGCCTTGATAGGCCTTGTGTCCAGGCGTTCCCATACGCGGTCGGCGATTTCTCCCACGGTATTCCAGGCGATGCGTAGCTGCTTTGCGACAGCCTTTTTCGACATGCTGCATACGGCCCATGCGACCTGCTGCTCGAAGGCGTCGGTGAAGCCTGACCTGTGGCTTGCCCACGGCACCTTCACGGTTTTTACGCCGCACTTCCTGCACTTCACCCTGTAGGTGTCCATCTTGATGAAGCCCATTTTCGTGCCGAGATCGAGCGTCCGCCATATCCTCTGTTCCCGGCCGTTGTCGTAGAGTTTCCCTTTTCGCCCGCAACAGCCGCACCTGCTGGCGTTGCCCTTGGTGAGTCTTACCGTGATGGTGACCGTGGTGTCGGTTTGCTCCTGCTTGACGACAGTACAGCCGTTGACATTGAAGATGGATTTGTATAATTTTGACATGGGCTTTTTTCTTCTGTTTTTTTTTGCGATTAAATTTTAGAAAATAGCCCATTTTTTGTTTAATTTAGGCGAAAGTCAACAAAAAAGGGTGGCGAAGCCACCCACACATGTTGATGAAGAGCCATTTTACCAAATTTCGGCATTTACCGAACATGGCGAGAAACGACCCGTCTAAAACCAATTTAGACGGGGTGGTCAAAACGCCCATTTATTTCTATTTTAAGGAAACCGTAGCTTCTACAGAAATGTTGAGGCGAAGTCCTGGATCGCGCCAACGATTCCAGGGCTTTTTTTGATGACCGAAAATATTGATTACAGACTTCCGATCTTTACATGGAATCAGCCCTCCATCTTGAAATTCCTGGTTATAGCGTTCCAATCGTGGTATCTATATGCCCTCTAGGATACCCCGTTTTCTCAAACCTGTACGGAAATGTCACCACAGTTTTGCCATTGGATTTGGGGAATTTTACAGCATCAACCAAATCTTTAACTTCTTGGTCAAACTTCGGCATATTCGTGCTCGATGAAAGGATTTCACTTCTTTCAACAGAACCCTTTTCATTGATTACCTGCTTGAAAACGATTTCGCCAGTAAAATACGCGGAATCACCTCCAACAGCTTGCATTTCCTCTAACGTTTTTCGGTACAGGCCTCTTATCAAACCCCCTCGTTCACCTTCGGCTTGTACTATTTGGCTTCTTCTAAGTGAAGAACCCGAATCAACTTCAACAAGTTTGCCATAAGGCACGCGAGAATTGAATGGACCTCGGTGAACGATAATACCTGCTGGGTGCTCACACTGAGGACAGGCTTCTATTTTATTACCAACCAACGGCGGTATACCATCCCAATTAAAAAATGACGTTTCTTGATTTTCACGTTTAACGCCATCTTTGTGCAGTGCAGAATCAGCGTTGGAATCACCACATGAACAATAGAGGATTGACAATCCTGCAAGAAGAAGGTTCACGACTTTATTCATATTTCTAATACCCGATTTGAATAAATTCTCCATAAACATCAACCAAGGCCTTCAACATTGGCCAGACATCGGATTTTTTGTCTATGACAATTTTTCCGATCCTGTTGTCAAATTTGGCGACATCCATAGAATCCAGTTCTTTGTCCATTTTAGCAAATCTTTCCATAAGGCATCTGTAGGCAACGTCGCTCAATGAACGGTAACCATTATTACGTCGGTTCATATGATCCTTATGAATCATTTGACGTACAGAAATGATGGCTTGATGGGAAATTTCATGATGAGCAGCATTGGATATATAGTCTGCAGCCCATTCCTGTGCAAGATAGGTTGTTGAACGAGGCTTTACGTAATTTCCGTCATAATTTCCATGCCAATCTTCCTGGGTTGTACATCCGTACAATTTGCGTGGAGATAAGGTTTCCAGAACGCCATGGCAAACCTCATCTACTTCATCTTTGGGCCAAACAGCCAGTTCATCATTTTGAGGTGCAAATGTGACACCTTTCTGCCCCAGTCGTTCCGCAATCGGTTGCATCATGGCTGTCGCCTGTGCCAAGGCCCATTCCCAGTGACGATTGTAAAAACCTTTTGTATCCAGGTTGGAATCCAAAAGTTCTTCTGTGGATTCATCTTCAAAGTCTATATCGCCGACTTTAGGGGCGCTGTTAAGAAATGCAGTCATTGCATTCACCTTTCGAGTAGCGATTTCCGCCTTTCGGCAGAAATCTAGGTTTGACTAAACCCACCTATATTGCTACTTTAAAGGTTCCTTACGTCTTATCTGGTAGCAATACCTGGTGAGCATTGTGCCGGAAGGCTGCACATGCGGCTTTCCGGCATTTTTTTTAAAGGATTTATCCTTCTCAAAAAATTACATAGCAGAGTTTCTCCATTTGATAATTCTACTTTCGCATTCTTCTTTCGGGAGCCTAACGTTCTTCTTCATCAAGGCCTCCAGCTTTTCAGCAGCAATTCCAGGTAAAAGAACGCTTTTCTCGACCAACCTGTCAAATATATAGAGGATGCCGGAGACTCGCACAAAGTCCTGTTCCGCGACCGACCGCAGCTTCCTGTCCCCGGTCAGTAAACGCCCATTCACTTTCTTCGCATAATACCAGACGGAACAGTCCGGCATGGAGGCATTATTCACGCAAGACCTTTGCATTGCGGAAATTTCAAACATTTCCTGCAACTCGAATACAGCCACTTTCAGTTTTCCTTCCTTCTGGAATCCTTCAATTCTCGTCAGCTGTTCTGGTTTTGTGATTTCACCAATCACCAAGTCCGTGGTATGCACTTCCCAAGGCAAGTCGAAGAACAGCGTCAGTAGGTCCACCGACAGCAGATCGAACAAAATGTTCGCATCACTTATGACAATTCGTTCATCCATCATGCGAGAGCGTAATCCTCTCTTACATCTTCAATGTTGATGCGCAACAGATTTGCCGCCTTGGAAATAGTAATCAATTCGCTATAGAGCGCCTTATAGACCAGGCTGGTAAAGCGGTTTGATTCTTCCTTGCGACAAATGGACTGTTCTACAAAACGTTTGTAGCTTGGGTCCTGGCTTTTGTGGATATTGTACCACTTATAACATTGAGACGTAATCACACCACATTCACAGGCTTTGTACATCAGGGCATCATAGGAAATTCCGAAACGGGTTTGCAACGGAGCCACTTCCTTATAGGAAATGCTCTTTCGCGCAACACCGAGAAAGCGCTTCATTTCGGATTCCGGAATCAGCATTTCGTTTGCAAAAAGATTGCAAAGAGCTTCTTCTTCCTTCGTTTCGATTCCATCCTTAAAGCGCATGATCAAATGGCCAAGTTCATGCAAGGCGGTAAAACGCTTTCTTTCCGCATTTTCAGAACGCCTTAGGACAATTACCGGATGCTTAACATCGTCAGCGCTACTCAACCCGTCAAAGATATCTGGAGCATCAACTTCAACGACCTTGTAGCCATGTTCTTCAAGCAAGTCAATAACATTCGGGATTCCATCGATACCCAGATTCCATTTCCGTCTAAGTTCCTGGGCAGTTTTCTTTACATCATCCTTTGTTTCGACCGGATATTTCTTTACTTCCGCAGAAACGGAAACCTCGTTGCAGATTTCCTCGACATTGATGTAACGTTCAACTTTATCAATAATGGTTTCTTCAATGGACTTTATTTCTTTCTGAGTTACGGAAGCCTTTTTTCTGAACTTGACAGCACCCATTTTGAAGGTGATTGGACGAAAGAAATAATCAATAGGCTGTTCCAGCGCCTTCGCGATGGAAAGAAGCGTAGTGCTGTTGGGCTGCATAGCGCCACTTTCATACTTAGAGATCGTCATTTTTGACACTTTGGGGGTCATTTTTTCACAAAGTTCTTCCATAGAATACCCCTTCATAAGTCGGGCACTCTTTAACCTCGTCATAAAAATTTCCATATCAGTCATAATGTGTCTCCGTTTTCTATTTTACAAATCTAATAAATTTTTATTCAAATGTAAACATCAAAAATAAACATTTTTCATCAATACAACCAGAAAGCGACCAAATTCGTAAATATATTTAGTCTTTTTTTGCAAAAAAAACGTTCTTTTCCGAGGCATCATCAATATGTGTGGTAGCATTTAGGCAGCCTTGCTAGATGATTCTCTCGATTCCGATTCCCATTCGTAGGCTATCTTTACATCTACATAGGAACAGCTCAACATTATCAGCGACAGCATGTTGTTCATATTCCTGAAGCCATAGGCAGTCCGTATCAGTAGCTTTATCTTGTTGTTCGTCGCCTCGATCCTTGCGTTTGACACGCCTAGCCTGATTGTGTTGAGGATTCCGTCGTAGTTGCGCTTGATCTTTGCGTACAGATCCTTTACTGAGCCGATGCGTGAGTGACTTGCCCGCCACAGCCACCTGTCCAGATTTTCCCTGGCATCGGCATAGCCCATCTTCAGGATGATGCGCAGCTCCTCCTTGAGCTGGTATGCCCTGTAGAGACGCGGATAGCGGCTGGCTATGAGCTCTATTTTTCTCTGCTGGCTTTCGTTAAGGTTTTCCGGAGCCTTGCCCAGAGCGTACCTGGAGTTCTTTATCCCCTCCGCGGTGCGGTCCTTCGGGACGCTGTCCTTCGTGGGCCTGCCTCGGCCCCGTTTCGGATTGCGGTTTTCCTTGCGGGCCTCCCTCCAGGCTTCCACACGGACCTTGTCCAGGGCATCTGTCGCCCACTGTACGACATGGAAGCTGTCCACGCACCGCTCGGCATTGGGCAGGAACTCCTCGATGCTTGACCTTATCCACTTGGCACCATCACAAGTCACAAGCTCCACGCCCTTGCGCTGCTCTTCGCTGAGATCCCTCATGAAGATGTCCAGCACCTCCTTCCCGTAGCCCTCGTGCACCCAGATCACGCAGCGCCTGTCGTGATCCACTACCACCGTTATGTACTTGTGCCCTTTCTTGTAGCTGGTCTCGTCGATGCCTATGCGCCTGAAGATGCAGCCTGCCTTGATAGGCCTTGTGTCCAGGCGTTCCCATACGCGGTCGGCGATTTCTCCCACGGTATTCCAGGCGATGCGTAGCTGCTTTGCGACAGCCTTTTTCGACATGCTGCATACGGCCCATGCGACCTGCTGCTCGAAGGCGTCGGTGAAGCCTGACCTGTGGCTTGCCCACGGCACCTTCACGGTTTTTACGCCGCACTTCCTGCACTTCACCCTGTAGGTGTCCATCTTGATGAAGCCCATTTTCGTGCCGAGATCGAGCGTCCGCCATATCCTCTGTTCCCGGCCGTTGTCGTAGAGTTTCCCTTTTCGCCCGCAACAGCCGCACCTGCTGGCGTTGCCCTTGGTGAGTCTTACCGTGATGGTGACCGTGGTGTCGGTTTGCTCCTGCTTGACGACAGTACAGCCGTTGACATTGAAGATGGATTTGTATAATTTTGACATGGGCTTTTTTCTTCTGTTTTTTTTTGCGATTAAATTTTAGAAAATAGCCCATTTTTTGTTTAATTTAGGCGAAAGTCAACAAAAAAGGGTGGCGAAGCCACCCACACATGTTGATGAAGAGCCTCTTTCCTTCTTATTTACGGAATAACATCCAAAAACGTAGGCTTTAGTTTCAAAGACTCCATCAAGGGAACAACCGAAAAATCACCCACGAACATTCTTATCCACAGTTTCCTTGCACTGTTTCAGCATTGCTTCCGCAGCCTTGTGGGCATCACCATGAATCTTTTCCAGGAAGGCTTTAGTCTTACTACGAAAGTTATCATTGAACTCACCCTGCAAGACATTAGGCCATTTCCCAATTTTCAAATCTTTGACAAAGGTGTTTGCCAAAACACGAATTTCGCTTTTTCCAGGATATTTCTTTTCCCGGTAATAGTCACGCGTCAAGTTCGAAAGGCGCGCCATCGCTGTTTCCAAATCAATGTCGGCACCCGTTTTAGCAAAGATTTTTAGGGAATTTTCAAGGCATTGCATAAAAAGTCCAACAGCTTCTAAAGAATTATATCCAATGAAGCGGGTTTCACAGGTTCCAGAAAGCCAATCAAAGGATCGAGAGAACTGTTTCCCCTAGCCTCCTGAACAACCTTGAAAATCTTTGCTGCGGTGGCGCCTGCCTTGGGCGTAAACTCCGATCCATCGGAATACCTGGTAAAGATGATGTTATCCAACCAGCGGCACCATGTAATCGAATAATCATGGATCATGCAGTATTCCGTCAATTCAACAGATGCAGCAAGGTCTTTGTAATTCATGGTCAGCTTCCCTTTAGGATTCAATTTCAAGATAACAAAAACTCCAAGATTTGTGCAACCTTGGAGCCTTGAAGAACTGTCTATAGATTTAAATTCTTATTCCCTGTCGCCAGCGACAATCAGCAGATCGTCATAATTGTCGTCTTTTTCCAGCTTTTCGACCTGGCGATAATCGCCATTTCCATTTTGTGAAAAAACAACCCAGTTCGAGGGAAACCTTTGAAGTTCCTTGATTAGTTCTCCAGCTGTCATTTGAGCCTCCCTGCTAGAAGTAGAGCTTGCTGACGTTCATGCGAATTTCTTCGCTTGCCTTGGAGTTCTTGAGGTACTCCCGAATCAGTTCTACAAACTGATAGGGCGCCCACTTCGCGATATAGGCGCAGACCATCCTAAAGAAGTCCAGCTCCGTCTGTTTTTCAACAGTCCGTGCATACTCCTTGCAGACGAAATTTTCAGCCACCCAGAACTTGCCTGCATGACCCTTCCCCGCCTCGTAAGGACAATTTTCCTCGCCCTTGTAATAGGTACAGAAATCTTCAAACATTGATTTTTCCTTTTGTGATAAGATAGCATTTTAAGACCGTTGCTGAATGTCCTTCAACATATCTGCAACCACAGACTTTATCCAGCCAGGTTTCAGCTCATACCCGGATGAACATTTCTCCAGATAGTCCGTCACCTTGGCCTCAATCTGATCCAGATTGTCGAACACCGTAAAGCAGCATTCCGGGTCCTGGGTCAATGGCGAGCCACGCCCAGCCATGCGGTTCTGCAAGCTGCAGGCGTAATAGACATAAGGATAGAGAAGCGCGCATTTAAGCTCCAAATAGGCCATGTAGCCCTCGCCCTTCGTGTAGGTGTGAACATTCGTCACATAGACGCCCACATCGTTCGTAAGGGCGCAAAGCCACGATTTACACCATGGCTTTGCACTGTTGGGGATTTCTACGCGGTCAAGTATCGAAAAGAAATCCAGCTGGTCTGTCATTTGTGGCCTATAACCTCGAAACGATCGTTCTCGGGCTGAACAGCCAGCCCACCCCAGCTTCCATGCAGCTGGCCCAGGCTGTCGATGTGTTCCACGACGCCAGTCTTTCCCGTATAAAGTGGTTCGCCAAGCATTTCAATGATCTTGATAATGTCTCCAACTTTTACCATGGTCGCCTCCTAGCAGTATTCCACCTGGGTCAGCATTTCATAGCCTTCCGGAAAGTTACGGGTACAGAGTTTCTGGACTCGCTCGCGAACGTATTCGATTTCATCGTCCTCAAGTCCGGTTTCCACGCCATCCTTGCAGTTCACCACAAGAAGGTTGCCCACAAACATAGGCGCGCCCAGGTTGTCGATGGCGCTGATCTTGTTATCTTCCTTCATCAGCCCCTCATCATCACAGATAATGTCGAATACCTTCTTGCCGACCTTGCGCGACTGGATGTCAATCAGTTCACAGTGAAGCTCGCGATAATAGTCCTCCAGCTTGTTTTCGATTTCAACGACGCGGCTGTTTCCGCCAATCACGTCAATAAGAAATGCCTTGATTTTCATAATTCGGTGTCCCTTAAATTTTGGTGGTGATTATTTGATGGTCCAGCAGGATTCTCGCGCCTGCCATTCAGCCTTGAGTCCAAATGCGGCCGCGATCTCGATTACAGTCTGTTTCTGGACCGCTACGGCGCCCAAAAGCTCACGCTGGTACTTGCGATACTCCGCGCTGGAGCTGTTCTCGGCGGTCTTGCGAAGTTCCACCGATTTTTGCTCATAACCCCAGAGCGCCTTGAGCAGCACCTTCTTGACTTCTTCAATTTCCATTTTCATTCCCTGTTTAAAAATACCTAACTTAATTAGGTTTTTCAAGTAATAAAAAAGGAGGAATCTGAACAGCCTTAAACTAGGCCTCGGATTCCTCCAGTTCTTCTTCGGATTCCTCGGATTCTTCAATCGCGCTGTCGATCAATTCCTCCAGTTCCTCCATGGCCTTTTCAATTCCCTCGTCCAGCAAATAGCAACGGATCGTCACGTCAGCCCATTCGGCGCCCTTCGCGATGGCGTCACACTCGCAACAGAACTCGCTCATGGCTTCGCCAAGCAGGTCCCAGTTACCAGCAAGATTCTGTTCCGCTTCATAGGAGGAAAAGGTATAGGAACCGGAAGCATTGCCTGTGACGGAATCGTCAATCCAGAACGCGTCATGGAACTTTTCAGTCAGCGTTTCCTTCGACATTCCCTTCACTTCATCCTTATGGTAATCCAGATATTCCTTGATGGCGGTTTCACAATCTTCTTTGATGGCGTCGCGGTAATTGTAGCTCATGGTTTGGAATCCTTATTTTCAATGGTGATTTTTAAGCGATTGCGGCCTGGTATTTTTCCAGGATGCAATTTTCGATGTGTTCACGAAGCTGGCGGGTAATGGGCTGGGCGATACAGCGGAAATCCTCGCCCTTGTAGAACGGATCGTTCGGATAGCCAACAAAAAGACCGTTTTCACCGTCCATAATGCGCAAGCCACGAAGCATGAGCTGGTCATTGAAAACAACAGTTGCAAGGCCCTTCATGTGGCCCATGCTGGGGCCTTCCTTGAAGGGGAAAACCTGCACGTTCGTGATTGCCAAACAGTCAAAGACGTTTGCGATCTGGGTTTCGGTGTTTTTGGTTTCGTTATTCATGATTTTTTCTTTTTTTAGGGTTTGTGGTTAAAAGAAAGGCCTGCCGATCAGCAGGTCCTAAATGATGTAGGCCGGGTGAGCCTTGTGGTCGGTTCCGCCAAGGTAGCGTTTGACCCATTCAATAGCAGCCTTCTTGCTGCTGGCTACGTCAACAGTCACGCTCCAGGTTCTCGGTTGCCCGTTAAACTTGTAGGCGACGTTATAGTACCTAAACTCGCCCTTATTTGTCTTTCTTGTATTCATTTGAACCAGCCTTATTTGCTCATTTGTACACTACAAATCTACATAACCGCACAGCTGTGTCAAGACGTAAATCAAGAAAAATTCAAATATTTTTCATTTTCTTTCAATTTTTATTGTTCAATAGACAAAAAAAGAGCCATAGACGGATAGTCTATAGCCCTTTCACGATTTCCGCAAGGTTCTAAATCTTGGGAACCAGTTCGACAGCCTTGCGCTTGCCCTCATCCAGCACCTTTGTGTAGATTTGGGTAGTCTTAATGTCCGTATGGCCCAAAATCTTGCTGACTGTGAACAAGTCTGCGCCATAGGAAAGCATCAATGTCGCACAAGTATGACGCGCACAATGGAAAGTGACGTGCTTCTTAATTCCCGCCATTTCAGACAGTTTTGTGACCTTCTGATCGGCATGGAACGTAGTCAGTGGCAACGGGAATATAGAATCGCGATCCTTCATATCCTTCGTTCTTTCCGGCAAAAATTCCAGGGCATTCGCCGATAAGGGAATGCGAACGGGTTCGCTGGTCTTTTGCTGCACTAGAACCAGGATTCCATCTTGAATATCACCCCAGGTTATCTTTCTCATGTCGCTATAACGCAATCCTGTGAAACAGCTGAACAGAAATGCGTTCTTTGTCATGTTCCACCTAAACCTGGACATTTCCACTTTCTTTTTCACGGTGGGCGGTTCCACGTTCATAAACAGGCGCAATTCATCCATCGTGAGGAAAACCTTGTTTCCGGGACGTGCCGCAGGAATAAGCCCTTCCAGATCAGGAACCTCGTTGATTAGCTTTGCCCTGTGAGCTTTTTTCAAAACGAGTCGAAGAAAGGATGCCGCCAAGTTCTGTGTATTGACATTGAGGTGTCCCCAACCGTCACGCAGTATCTTTGCAAACATATCGCGATCGACAGCCGCCAAAACCACCTTTTCCGGCAGTTTTCTTACAAAAACCCTCATGGAGTTGGCGGTGTTCTTCTTGTCATAATCTTTCAATACCTCGGCGGCATAATCTTTTAGCGTGATATTGGTGGCTTCAAATCTTTTGATGGGGATTCCAGCCTCCATCGCGATCAGCTCTTCCATTTTCTTCGCCTTGAGCTGTTGGGCCAGGCGCATGGTAGTCGCATTCTGGACTTTGTCCTTTCCCAGATAAAGACCAAGAAATTCCCTCTGTCTTGCGCCATGGAAAAACCAGTCAAGATACAAGGACTGTCCCCCGTTTCTCATGGTGCGCTTGCGCAAATTAACCTTTTCACGAATCTTCGTCATGACCTCTCCGAATGTCTAATCAGCGCGTTTCGAGTGACGCAGAAGTGACGCTCAAGTGACGCTTTTAATGCAAAGATAACATTACTGATACGAAATCAAAGAGGTAGAATTGCCGTTTTTTGTTCAAAAACGGGCTATTTACGCTTTTGTAGGTTTTTGTAGATATGGGAGTCATAATTAGGCATATTAACTCCAATAAATTTACAAGAGAAAATGTAGAAAAAAGCCACACTAACAAAGTGCGGCTCAATTCAAAATTACTCAATGGTGAAGTATGTATCGTAGTAGATAAAGGGGCGCTTCTTCTTTTTCTTGAACTTGCCCTTTCCACCGCCTTCCAATTCAGAGACCAGATCCTGGAGGCCGCCCATTTCAACCTTGTTGGGATCGTCTTCTTCTTCGGCTTCCTTGACCTTGAAGTAAGGGATTACCAGGTCGAAGTCATCCTTGTCTGCATCCTTTTCGAAGTTGAAGGAATATTCCGTTTCAGTGTTGCCATCCTTAACGCGCTTGGTAGAGATGTTGATGCTCATCAGGCGGGCATTGAGAGTCACTGCATCAAACTGAACAGTCATGTCCAGGGCGTATTCTTCCAAAGGCAAGGTGGTCTTAGAAAAGCAGAAGTCACCAACGCTGTTGAATGCACCATCAATTTCGACACCGTACTTGATCAGGTCGCGGAGCATGCCGTGGGTTGCGCCGTATTCCATAGCCTTGAGGGTGAACTTAGACTTCACCATGAGCTGCTGCAGCTTCAGGGAATACTTGTCCAGACGAGACGTCAGGTTCATTTGCATCTTATATTCATTTGCCATATCGAGTCCTTCTTTTGTCGGGCGCAAATATAATTATAAAACTTCTTCCAGCGTTACCACGGGTATATCCGTAGAGTTCGCAAAGTTCACATTCTCGGTAAGGATGCAATCCGCTCCGTTCACGAATGCTGTGGCCAGTCGCAGGGAATCTTCTTCGGAAAGCTTGTGGTTTGTACGATTGGCAGATGCAAAAAGTTCTGCAGCCTTCACCGCGATTTCACCATTCACGTCACAGAGTTTAACGTTCTGGGAATGTTCAAAGAACTCACGGTACTGGCGGGCAAGAACGCCCTCCCCTGCCACACAGGCCTTGCGGGAAAGTTCGAACAGGGTGACGCTAGAAGTCAGAATCGTGATGTTCTTTTCGTAAGCATAGTCCAGCACCGACGAAACGACAGGATAGAAGTCCGGATGCATCTGGAGCAGGCGGACAACTGCGCTTGTATCCAGAAATAGAATGCGGGACTGTTCTATAACCTTGTTCATAAAGTTAGAGTGTCTGACCTGCTGTAATTACTCGTAGATTTCCATCTGGGCGATGTCTTCACGCATGCCGGCACGAACCATCCTGAATCGTTCAGCCTTGGGGTAGAAGTACCAGATCCACCATTCACCGCTAATATCGGTGCGCTTGGTCTTGATGGCTACGGGCTTTTCACCCTTGAAGTAGTCGCGCTTGTGGGGAATCACGTGTTCGAAGGGACGATAGGTATGGACTTCTTCGCCAGCCTTACGTTCGATAAAGCCGTTGCCGCCCTTACTCCAGGTGATGGTCACCTTTCCGTTTTCATCCTTTTCTTCCTTGCAGGAATCAAAGCCGCTGTCGCACCACTTGAAGTACTTGTAGGTGAAAGCCTGTTCGGGCATGTTGAAGGTTTCGACCACGCGACGGATGCCCCTGAAGTCGTTGTATTCGCCTTCGAGAGTGTAGTTGCCCACGTTGTATTCGGAGCAGCCACGTTGAGCCACCTTCACTCGACGGTTGGCGATTGCCAGGTCAACGGTGCAGCCTTCTTCGCTATAGGTCATGCGACCCTGGCCGCCGGCTTCGCGCATTTCCACATTGCTGGCTTCCAGTTCGGCACGACCAGATTCGGGGCCATTCTGGATGATAAAGGTAAACTGTCTGGGGTTCGTAGGAGACTTCTTGAGGACAACGCGACCGGTTGCGGAGGCGTACTCGCCACTCAGGTCCTGGGCTGCCTGCTGGAAACGGGCCAGGTCGGCGCGCTTGACCCAGAGGGCACCATACTTACAATCGATGGGAACGAAACGGGGCGGTTCAGAGGGAGTTACCTTTTCATAATAGACCACCTTCTTCTTGACGGTCTTCATCTTGGGGCGTCCCTTCTTGTCTTTCTTGACATTGCCCTTCTTGTCCTTGACTTCCACCTTTTCCTTGACAATCTTGGTCTTTTTTACGGAATCCTGGGGAATGGGCAGTTCCTTGATCCAGTCATTAAGCTGGAGGGTTGCTGCGGGGGTACTTTCGTCTACGGTACCGCCAACCTTTTTATAAACGGACAGAGTTTCTTGTGAAAAACCGAATGCAACGGCAAAAAACAATGCAAAAATGATAGATCTCTTCAA